GGGAAGGCTCCCGGCCCAGATCCTTTAAGAAATGCTCTTACAAGTATCAAGAAGACCCTTGATGGAGCTATTAAAAATGGACAGAAGAAACTTAGACCTATTGAAGCATATGATATAGTAATGTATGCCGCCGATGCTGTAATTAGTGGTGGTGTTCGTCGTAGTGCTACAATTTGTCTTTTTTCCGCTGATGACGAAGAAATGTCTAAAGCTAAAACTGGATCATGGTTTACTGATAATCCACAACGTGGAAGATCAAATAATTCTGCTTTACTACTTCGCAACGAAACGACCAAGGAACAGTTTTCTGAACTAATGCAATCCGTAAAAGAGTTTGGAGAGCCGGGATTTGTTTGGTCTGATTCTACAGAACTCATTGTCAATCCATGTGTAGAGATTGGCATGTGGCCCGTAGATGAACAGACAGGTAAAACTGGATGGCAAGCTTGCAATCTGTCTACTATTAACTGCTCCAAAGTAACAACCAAAAAAGAATTTTATGAAGCTTGCGCTTCTGCCGCAATTATTGGTACACTGCAAGCTGGATTTGCTAGCTTTCCCTACCTTGGTGAAGTCTCGGAAAGAATTATTAGCCGTGAGGCTTTATTGGGAGTGTCAATGACGGGTATCATGGAACAACATGAAATTTGCCTTGATCCCGAAGTGCAAAAAAGGGGTGCGGAAATAGTTAAAGAAACAAATAAAAAATTATCTGCACTAATTGGTGTTAATCAAGCAGCTCGTACAACATGTGTCAAACCAGAAGGTACATCAAGCTGTATTCTTGGAACATCTTCTGGGATTCACCCCCATCATGCAAAGCGATATATTCGTAGAGTCCAAGCAAATAAAATGGAACCAATCTATCAATATTTTAGAAAAATAAATCCTAGAGCTTGTGAGGAGTCCGTGTGGTCTAATAATGACTCTGATGACGTTGTAGCTTTCTGCGTAGAAGTTCCAGACGGAGCAAAGATTAAGAATCAAGTTGACGCAATTGCACTTCTTGAGTATGTAAAAAGCACACAGCGTAACTGGGTTATGAGTGGCACTAATCCAAAACAATGTACTCAACCTTGGCTAACACACAATGTATCTAATACTATTAATGTAAAGCCAGAGGAGTGGGATGCTGTTACAAGTTTTATTTATAAACACCGTAAACATTTTTGCGGGGTTTCTTTGTTGCCGATTGCTGGAGATAAAGACTATGCACAAGCTCCATTTACAACCGTGTATTTACCTAGTGAGCAGATACAACACTATGGAGATGCTGCAATGTTTGTTAGCGGACTGATAGAAGTCGGACTCTCACTATACGAAGACAATCTATGGGCTGCTTGTGATAGCCTATTGGGCGTTGGTAAAAAAATAAAGGGGACAGATAAAAAAACTTACCTAGAAAGATGTCAAAAATTCTCTGATAAGTATATGGATGGAGATTTAAAACAATTAACATATTGTATGAAGGATGTCTACAATTGGCACGAGTGGTTGGACATTAAACGTGAATATAAAGATATTGATTATACAAATGTAATTGAAGAACAAAACAATGTAAATCCAGTTCAAGAAGTGGCTTGTGCTGGTGGTAAGTGCGAAATAATTTAGGAGGAATAATAATGATGGGATTTGTATCTTACAAGTTATTAACCGAAACGTCACAGATGCCGTTCAAATCACATACGTCAGATGCTGGATTCGATTTGATTGCCGACGAAAACGTTTGGGTATTTGGAAGAGAACGACAAACAATTAAAACCGGTATATCATTTGATATGCCTGACAATATGGCCGGATTAATTTGGCCCAGATCTGGGCTAGCAGTTAAAAAGGGCATAGACGTTTTAGCTGGGGTTATAGATTCTGGCTATAGGGGAGAGATCATGGTTTGTTTATACAATACTTCTGATGTAGATGTAGAAATAAAACGTGGGGATAGAATCGCGCAGATTATATTCCAAGAGGTTCCTGCTATCTCTTTAATGTTAAGAGAGGAATTGGAGACTTCGCAACGAGGGAGTAATGGTTTTGGCAGCACAGGCACATAATAATAGAAAAAAGCGTCAAGAAAAAAAAGCATTTAAACCAAACGTACTGGAGGCTAAGACTGAAAACCAAAAAAATTATATTAGATCTATTGTAGAAAACGATGTTGTTTTTTGCACAGGTCCATCTGGCAGTGGTAAATCTTTCATAGCAGCTGGAATCGCAGCACAAAAATTACTTAAAGATGAAATAGATACTATCATTGTTACCAGACCTTTAGTTTGTACGGGTCGAGACCTTGGGTCTTTGCCGGGAGAGCTAAATGATAAAATCAAACCATATCTACAGCCTATGGAAGAAAACTTACGTTACTTTTTAGGTAGAGATAAATTTGGTATGTATTTTAATCAACGTAGGATTAGATTTGAACCATTAGAAACGATGCGTGGATCTACATTCCATGATTCATACATGATATTAGACGAGGCCCAAAACTGTACGCTGGAACAAATTAAAATGTTTGTAACACGTATGGGTAAACATTCTAAATCATTAATTAATGGTGATAATAAACAAACGGACATATACAGGAACAGTGGTTTAGACTTTTGTATTGAAAGATTATCTAAAGTAGAGGGTGTCGGAATCTCAAAATTAGAGTATCATGATATACAAAGAAATGGTATAATTGGAGCTGTGCTTTACGCATTAGAATCATGAACGAAGATGAAAAGACAAAGCTTATACGTCTTTGTCAGGAAAAAATAGAAGACCAAAAAAAACACGAAGCTACCGTTGGCTATAGTGAAGACTATACTGACGGTAGAATCGTGGGTCAGGCTGCACTTGCAAGGCGTATATTATTGATATTAAATAAAAATTGGTATTAACTCTGACTAATCAAGCTAAGTTACGGGGTTCTTACGCAAAGTCAGTGGAGCTGCAAAACCCCTAATACAAAGGAAGAAATATGTTATATGATTATGGTTGTACGGAATGCGGGGAGACTCTGAAGGACGTAAAACAGTCTATTCATGACGAACCTCTAAAAAAATGTCCAAGTTGTGGCAAAAACTCTCTTGAGAGGGTAATATATGGTGGGCTGGGATCTTTCATGAAAGACTCAAGTACAATTGGTGGGAAAGCCGATAACAACTGGTCTAAGATGGGAAGTTACCAAAAATCAGAAATTGAAGCTAAAAGCAAAGCTAAAGTTGAAGCTAACGACAAAAAAGATCTTAGAAAACAATTGAATAATATGACATCAGAACAACGAACAAACTATATTATGAGAGGTGATAAATGAGAATTACATTTTACGACAAGAAGGGCGTACAAACTACTGATGAAGATAAAGCTTTTGCAAAAGAAATATCAGGATCAGAACAAAATAAATATTATATTCTAACTTGTAATAACTACCCTTATGATCCACAGGGTCCAGATAGCAATAGAGAAAGAAATCTATCTCTAACACTTAGGTCTACAAATCATATTGCTTTTATTGCTTACACTAAATATTTGAACACTAGAAATTCAGTACACTATACGATGACCACAAGGAGTTTTTTAAATGGCTAAGTTAAAAAAAGGACCATTGAGTAAAGCAGAATCTTATTACATAGATGGACATTATAAAGATGTAACCGCAGCAGACATTGCAACAGACTTAAACAGAACAATTACATCTGTGGAAAATTATATTAAGAAAACACACGTAAAACAAAAACCTGTAACTGGAACAGTAGCTGGCGATCATTTTGAGCATCACAAGGGAACAACTGTCATGACAGAGAATGCATCTACAATGGCAGACGCAAAAAAGAAAGTTGTCACACCTAGCCATACGAAATGTATAACTAAAATAAAATGAAACCTATCATTGGAAAAGATGCTTTTTTAGAAAAGTACAGAAGCTTATCTACTTATGAGAGACGCAGTGTTTGGATTCTGTTATTCCCAACAGGAGGTCCAACAATGTATATTCAAAAATTTAAGGATTGGCCTGAAATTATTAAATACATAAAAGAGCAAAATTTGAGATTAGATAAAATTGGCTTGCAATACAAAACCAATACGATAGAATACTCCGTAAAGCAATCTGATGGCGTATATATTAGTCAGACCGTCAGAGGTAATATGGGTGGAGAAACAATTGAATGTTTTAGTCTGGGCTTTGCAAAAGATGGAATAGTATATAGAACATTGTATAGTACTCCAGATTTGACTCCAGACATGCAGTTAGAAGATAACATTGACGAAGTACTTCAGGAAGCGTTGTTAGTCTATGACAAAGAAAAGAACATCGAAGAGCAAATATAAAAGAATCACTTGCGAAGGTTATTGTACTTTTGAAGATTACGTTGCAGAGTGGTTGATTATCCGTTGGACCGATGCTTTTAAAATGGATAAACCACCAAATGAATTTTGGAATATTCCCGGTAAGTATCAAGAGATGTACCAGAGGAATATGAAGGCTGCTAAATCTCTTCAGAAAAAGCATGAACCTGCACTAATTTTTGCAGCTATCAGATCAGATCATTTTAAGAGTATATATCATTTAGGCTTAAAGTGTTATGGACCTAGAGGATGGAAATATAATCCGCTTGCAATAGAAGCGGTAAAGAGGTATGATAAAGAGTTCAAGCAGTTATTAAAAGCGTCTGACATAGCAGAAGAACAGAAGAATAAACCGGTTGAACAAAAAGAAACAAAACCATTACAATCAAGAAAACAAAAATATTCAAATAAGAAAACTTCTATAAACAAATTGAGGGATCTATGAGCAAAGTTAAGAAAAGAAAAGTATCTACCAAATTTGACACAGATGTTGTAACTAACTCTGTGGTTAGTAAATACGGTGACGTTGTTAGCACTGGCACAGAAGTATTAGAAACAATTAATCAGTTAGAAGTTGTTGGCGTATCTCCAGCATTAGATATTGCACTTGGAGGTGGATTGAGGGAAGGCTCTGTAGTTGTAATGACAGGCGATCCTAAGTCTGGAAAAACTACAACAGCACTACACTTTGCTGCTAAGTGTCAAGCAAAAGGCAAGCGCGTAATCTACCTTAACACTGAGGGTAGGCTTTCCAAACAAAACTTTGACGGTATTAAAGGTTTAGATCCTGAGAATATTCTGATTGTACAATCTACTGACGATAAGATTTTGTCAGCAGAACAATTCTTAAACATTACTGAGTATTATATTAATAATGATCCGGGTTGTTTGATCATTGCAGACTCATTATCTAACATGGTTCCTTCTGTAGAACTAGATGGTGAAGTACGCACAGGCGTTCGCAACGCCCTGCCTCGATTACTATCTATGTTCTTTAAGCGGATTAGTGGTTCTCTTATGAAGAACAAAACAATTCTTATCGCGGTGACTCACAATATTGCAAACACTGGTGGATCGCCATACGCACCATCAAAGATGGCAGACTGTGGTAATATGCTACAGTATCAAGCTGGAACGAATATGGTTATTACTCATCGTGGTCGCTGGCAAGTTCCAAAAGATACTGGTCCACATGTGGGACAAATTGCTAATTGGAATATTAAAACATCTTGCGCTGGCGGTACTCCAAATAGTACAGCAGAGAGTTGGATTCGTTATGGTATTGGTTTAGACGAAGTACAAGAAGTGGTACAGATTGCATGTGAGTTTAGGTTAGTAAAAACAGCAGGAGCATGGTATACAATTCAGTGCGCTGTGGACAACTTGGAAGATCCAGTAATACAGAAAATTTTAAAGGATAACGAAGTATCTGATAAAGAAGAAGACATTGAGAGATTTTTTAAGTTCCAAGGCTCTAATAACCTATCACAGTTCTTAAATGATAATACAGAGATTGCAGAGTTTATTTACAGTAAAATCAAAGAGTTATTCTAATCTATCGCTGATAAAGCCAAGTTTTTGAGGGTTCTTGGGCGAGGCGATTGGGGTATCAAAACCCTCAAACATTAATGTGATTCTAACATACATTACGTGAGGTCACGGGGTATAATACAGTATTGATAAGGACACATTGTGTGTCTAATCCTACCTACCTTTTTATTGAAAAAGAGATTAAAATGTTCACAAAACTCACCAATTTCTTCCGTTCTACAAAACGCAAAGCCTTCACATTAATCGAGCTACTTGTTGTTATTGCCATTATTGGCGTACTTGTTGGACTATTGCTACCTGCCGTACAGCAAGCTAGAGAAGCTGCTAGAAGAATTTCTTGTTCTAATAATCTAAAACAACAAGGTCTTGCTATGCACAGCAGTTTGGACTCACAGCGATACTTCCCCGCTGCTTCTTGGACTGTTGATTCTGCTGGATCGTCGCCAACTGGAAATCGTTCTGGTACAGAGCATAGTTGGAGAGCGTTTGTTTTGGGACAAATGGAACAAAGGGCGATAGCAGACCAATATGATTTTACTAAAAATTGGTGGGAGCAAAATGCTACAGTATTATCTGCAAATTTAAATGTCTTTAAGTGTCCATCTGCTATGCCTCCCGCTGGTGGTTATGCTAGTGTGGATGGGCCTAGTAGAGATGATGACAGTGCTGCTATTAGCATGAACCCTAATAATCTTGGATATACAGATTATGAGACATTCACGGGAGTCAAGAGCAAAGTATTCCCTGCTACTTCTGATATCTATGCAGCAAAAGATAGAAACGAAGGGTGTCTAATTAAAGACGCTGTAACTAGAGATGCTCACATTAGAGATGGATTTTCTAATACTATGTTGATTATTGAATGTGGAAGTAGACCTGACACTTATAAGGCTGATACTAATAATGGTGGAACTCCTACTGGTGTTACTAATCAGTGTATTGGCTGGGCTGATAGTGTTGGGCCATTTAAGTTAGACGGTATGGATAGTAATGGAGATAAGTGTAAAAATTGTGCTGGTAATATTCCTTTTGGAGTTACTAATAATGGTGAAGCGTTTAGTTTTCATCCCGGCATTATGAATGCTTGTTATGCTGACGGTTCCGTTAGAACTATTAATCAGAATGTAGATTTAAGAATTTTCGCTGGTGCTATTACCCGTGCTGGTGGAGAAGTAGGAACCATTGACTAAGCCTCTAAGCAAAGAGTATTTATTGAGCAGAGGTGTTTGTTGTGGTAGTGGGTGTAAGAACTGCCCCTACGTGCCTAAAAACACTAGGGGTAGTAAGGAAATTAAAAAATGAACATTGCAATCATAGCTTTAAACTGCTATAATACACTAGCCAACAAAGCCAAGTTAAGGGGTTCTTGAGCGAGGTTAGTGGTAGAACAAAACTCCCAACACAAAGGACGTTATGAAAATTGTAGAAGTTATAGCTGTAGCTTATAAGAATATAGAACAAGTGAGATGTTTCATATATATGATGCAGTCTCAAACGGCAAACAATTGGAAGTTGAGAATAATTCATGATGGAGACGGCGAGCCGTATGAGAATATGCTATCGGTTGTTAATAAAATAAAAGACGAAAGAGTTTTCATATCTTCGACAAACGAATGGAAAGGTAATGCTGGACATGCCTCTAGAGATTATGCTCTTAAACATCCTATTTTTGATTCACATTATACAGTATTAACTAATAGTGATAATTATTATGTTCCAACATGGATCAGTGAAATAAATAAACGAGAAGAAGATTTTATATATTGGGACTGCATACATAATCATATCAATGTAAACTTTGACAGAAAAGTTCCTTATGGCCTATTGAATGTTAAGCTAGAAGGTGGATGCATAGATATGGGGTGCGTTGCAATAAAAACAAGTATAGCACGAAAAATTGGCTTTAATTCTAGAAGATACTTAAGAGCTGATTGGGATTATTTTGAAGAGTGTTTACAGGACTGTACGAGTAAACACAAAATACCACAAATTTTATTTGTACATAATTAAATGAATATAATTGATATTCTTGAAATTGCCACTGGCGTATTACTCGCCAAACTCATAGTAGGATTATTGAATGAAAGTTATTGGTATAAATGGGAGAGAATACGCTTGGAATTTAACAAGCTATTCAGTAGACGCAAACGACAAGCGGAAAAGATCAAAGTTCCACGTTCGCGCAAGAAATCTCTTGAAGACTATCTTCCATAGTTATAGAATATTAGAAGAAGTAAAGTTACCGGGAAGTACCCCTTCACACAGAAAAGGTGTATTGTACCTAGATTTTTACATTCCACAGATTATGTTAGCTATAGAAGTTCATGGTCAACAACACTATAAGTATACGCCATTCTTTCATAAGAATAAAGCAGACTTTGCTATTGCAAAAGCTAAAGATGAAGATAAAATAGAGTGGTGTGAATTGAACAAAATTGATATAGTAGTATTGAGGTACTCAGATACAGATGAGCAATGGAGAGAACAAATTGAAAACGGCGAGTGAGCAGTTGGCTGACTTGAAAGCTATGGTTGACGACTTTTTAAACGCTAGCAATGCTAGGTTCAACAAGAAGTTTAGGGAGGATTGGCATAGATGTGCTAATGCTGGCAAAGATACTATAAGCACTCTCACTAAAGACGAGCTATTCACTTGGGCTTATGAATTGTACAGTTTCTCTACACATCTACAAGATGAATTAAATATGCAGAAGATTGCTCTAAATTGGTGTAACGACAAGCTAAATAAAATGGTTGCAAAAAACCACGATCAATTCAGTAAGTATACTAAATATGAGGAACGAAGACCACTTATAATTGTAAATGATGAATACGCAGCAACAGTAGATCATTACCGTGAGATTGCAGAGTCAAGAGTTCAAGCCCTTGATGGCAAGATTTATGAATTAAAACGTAAAGCAGATATTCTAATGGAAAAGGGGAAGCGATCATGAGCATGGATGAGTTTATAAAAACGTTGACAGAAGAACAAAAGAAGGCTTTATTGAAAGCATTATCTGGAGGTAGTTTTGATCCAGAGGTTCCAAACAAGCCTTTTACTACACACCCTCCTTTTATAGATAGACTTCAGCACGAAGAACCAATTTCAGAAGCTGTTGATGGAGATTTTACTATGCATAAGAAAACTGAATTAAGTAAACAAAAGAGAAGAGAGAAAGTTAAAGCATCTGATAATACTTGGACTGATACTGGAGAGCATAGAGATGTCGAAACTCCAGATACAGCTAGAACACCTAGAAACAGACCTACTCCAAAAAAGAAAACAGTCAGATGTCATATTTGCTCTAAAGACTTTACAATTAACGCAAGTCTTTTGTATGGAGAATACTACCGATGTGATAGGTGTACAGGCTAATGTCAGATAAACTCAGTGATATTGGTGCAGAACGAGCTGTGCTTGCAGGGTTGTTGCAGCACGGAGTCGATGGATATGTAGCTATTTCAGATATAGTATCTCATGAAACATTTATAAATACCAATAATCAAATTATATATAAGTGTCTTGTTAGAATTATAGAACAGGGACAGAGTATAGATATGCCATCCATTCTAGCTTCCGCTGAAGCGTTGGGTGTGTTGGACAGTATTAATACTAAACAAGAGCTTTCATATATAAAGACGTTATTTAATTTTCCAGTAAATCAAGATAATATTCTACCGTTCGCTGCTCAGATTAAGAAGTTTGAATTTGCTCGTAAGATACAAAGACTTACAACTAAGATTCACAAAGATGTAGAGGATATAAATGGAACAGAAAGCATTGATAAAATCATTTCAATTCTTGAAAACCCTGTTACAGATTTTTTACGAGAAGACGACGGTGGAGAACACCCAGAACAAATTGGATCAGACGTACAAGAGTATGTTGATTTCCTCGCAGAAAATAAATGCGATATTATTGGCATACCAACTGGATTCTCAAAATATGACGAAGCCATTGGTGGTGGTCTTAGACGAAAATGCGTTGATCTTGTTTCTGCAAGACCCAAAGTTGGTAAGTCAGTATTCGCTGACAATGTGGCCCTTAATGTTTCTAGATTAGACGTACCAGTTCTAGTATTAGATACTGAGATGTCTAAAGAAGATCATCTGAATAGATTAATTGCTAATATAAGCAGCGTCCCAATTAACGAAGTAGCAACTGGTAAATTCTCAGAGGATGCTAACAAATCGCAGAAAGTACAAGAAGCGGTCGATGAATTATCTAAAATACCATATAGTTACGTAAGCGTTGCCGGTAAGCCATTTGAACAGATTCTTAATGTTATCAAGAGGTGGATCGTTCAAGAAGTTAAGACAGACGAATCTGGTAAAACAAATGATTGTGTAGTCATCTATGATTATCTGAAGTTAATGTCATCTGAATCTATCAACAACAATATGCAAGAATACCAAGCGTTAGGATTCCAAATTACCTCTCTTCATAATTTATGCGTTAAGCTAGACATACCATGTTTATCGTTCGTGCAATTAAATAGAGATGGAATCACCAAAGAAAGCACAGACGCTGTAAGTGGTTCTGACCGTTTGATATGGCTATGTACATCTTTTACTATCTTCAAAGCTAAATCCCCAGAAGAACTGGCAGAAGATGGGCCTAATGCTGGTAATAGGAAATTAGTCCCGATTGTGTCTAGACACGGTGGAGGGCTAGACGATGGAGATTATATCAACATGAATATGTTAGGATCTCATGCGAAATTAGTAGAACTACAAACTAGAAATGAATTTAAAAATAATCCCGTAGGCGATACTGGTCTTATTGATAGCACCAAAATAAAGAATGTAGCAGATGAATTTAAAACAAGTCAAGAAGAAACTGAACAGTGACCCAGAACTAGTATTCAAAAGATTGAATATAGAGTACGAGGTCTTTAACGGTAATATATATTGTAGATGCCCTATACATGAAGGGAGTGATAATCCTAGAGCGTTATCATTTTCTCTAGATAAAGGAATATGGAGATGTTGGACTAGAGGATGTCAAGAAGAACACAGTAATGATATATTTGGTTTTATAACCGCTACCTTATCTCAGATGCATGGAGAAGATATAACTTTTAAACAAACTTTAGCATGGGTTTGCGAGATATTAGGAATAAAGCATGTAACCAGAGATGACACCCCCAAACAATTAGATATAGTAGAAGATGAATTCTCAGATCTAGTAAAATTTATAAACAAAAAACCACAAGACTACCAAGATATTCCAATAGAGTGTAAGTGTAAAGCGGAGATCCCATCAGAATATTTTGTTGGAAGAAGATTTAATAAAGCAACAATGAAGTATTTTGACATAGGAGATTGCGATGAAAACGGACCAATGAAAGATAGAGCAATTATACCTATTCATAACGACACTGGAGATAGTATTGTTGGCATTATTGGCAGAGCCACTAAGCATTACAGAACACCCAAGTTTTTATTTTATCCAACAGGATTTAACAAGCGTCACTATTTTTACAATTACCACAGATCATTAAAAAGAGCCAAGGAAACTTCGTGCATGTTTATTACAGAAGGTCAAGGAGATGTCTGGAAACTATACGAGTCAGGAGTAAAAAATGCGGTGAGCGTCTTTGGCAAAACAATATCAGATGAACAGATAAGTAAACTACTAAAAACTCCCGTAACTAAGATAGTTGTGCTTATGGACAGCGATCAAGCAGGAAGGGAAGCACGATTGGAAATATACAGAAAACTCAATAGAATTTACAAGTTAATTTTTCCTAAAGTATCAGGTAAGGACATTGGAGATATGACTAAAAAGCAAGTACAAGAAAACATACTAAGCTCTCTGGAGGGATTATACTAATGAAGATTATTGGAATATCAGGAAAGAAACAATCTGGTAAAAATACTTTTGCAAATTATGTCAACGGATCAATACTACAGAAGTACGGACTAGTAGATGATTTTTCTATTAATAAAGAAGGCCAACTACAAGTTAAAACAGAGGACGCTCATGGTAAAAAAGATTGGGGAATCCTAGACATAACTAGAAAAGATGACGAGTTTTGCTCATATGCAAAAGATAATATTTGGCCTTTCGTGAAGGTCTATCATTTTGCAGATTACCTTAAAAAGATCTCTATAGACTTGTTTGATCTCACGCCGCAACAGGTCTATGGATCGGACGCAGACAAAAATACTCTAACTCCATACAGTCAGCACGGATGGAGGAAGCACAAGACAACGACACTACCTCCCATGAGTGCTAGAGAATTTTTGCAATATCTAGGAACTGACGTTATGAGAGAAATTAAAGACACCATTTGGGTTGATTATACTATTAAGCTAATACAACAAGAACAGCCAGCATTAGCATTGATTCCAGATGTGAGATTTCCTAATGAAGTTAATGCAATACATAAAGCTGGAGGATATGTACTTAGGTTAGACAGGGAAGTTTATTCAAGCACACATCATTGCGAGACAGCGCTAGATAATGATAATTTCTGCTGGGAAGATTTTGATGATGTACTTCGCAATCATAAGCTTTCTGTAAAAGAATTCTGTAATAAAATCGAAGAACTCAACAAAGTCTGGAGCGTATAATGCTTGTTACATATATTAGATCATCTAGTTATAACAATTGGCGGTATTGTGAGATGCAATACTTTATTACTTACGTCTTGGGTTATCAAAGCCTTAGTGGGAAAAAAGCAGTGCAAGGAACAATAGTCCACAAAGTATTAGAAGTACTAGCTAGCTTAAAAAAATACGAACAAGATAAGCCAAAAGTAAAGTTCTTAAAAGTAGATGATGATGCTATAGGTAAATTCAAATGTAAAAAAACAGAATTTTCATCTGAAGACCTAATAAATGACTTGCTAGACAAGAGTTTTGAGTCATATTCTACACAAGAAGATCACCACGATTGGTACGGTAAAGATAGAGAAGAATGCAGGAAATGGACTTGGCAAGCCTTGCACTGGAATGAGGGACAATTCGACCCACGCAATAGAAACATTGTAGCACCAGAGCCACATTTTGACATACCCATTGAGGAAGATTGGGCTAAGTTTAAGTATACCTTGCCAGATGGTAAAGAAATAGAAGGACAACTAGCCATTAAGGGAACAATTGACCTTGTAACTCAGACAGATGATGATACAATAGAGGTTGTAGATTGGAAAACAGGAAAAAGAATTGATTGGGCTACTGGAGAAGAGAAGACATACGAAAAACTATGCTCTGATCCACAGTTATTACTGTATTATTATGCTATATCTAAGTTGTTTTCAAATTATAAGCAAGCTATAATGACTATATTTTACATCAAAGATGGCGGTCCATTTTCTATGTGTTTTGATAAGAGTGACCACGATAGGTTCTTAGGAATGCTCAAGGATCGCTTTCAAGAAATACAACAAAATGTGACCCCAAAGCCCGTTTCTGCCTCTAGAAAAGACTTCAGATGCACTAAATTGTGCCATTATTACAAGAACAATTGGCCCGGAACCAACCAAAATATGTGTATGTATATAGAGAAGCACTTAAAAACTAATGGAATAGAAAAAACTGTTCAAGACTGCACCAGAGAAGGTTTTGACATAGGATTTTACGAGGCTCCCGGTTAACATGAGAAAGATTTTAACCATAGGAATGGCGACGTATGATGACTATGATGGTGTATTTTTCACCATACAGTCACTTAGAATGAATCATGACATATGTAACACTGATGCTGTTGAGTTTGTTGTGATAGACACCAATCCGCAGGGAGGGCATGGTAAAGAAGTAAACAAATTTATTACTACAGCTTTGGGACATAAGGGTCGATACATACCAAAGGAAACAGGACAAATAAGTTCCTTTAATAAGTACGATATAGCAGACTACGCAGAGGGTAAGTATGTATTAATTATAGACTGCCATGTATTAATACAACAAAATGGAATAGACGCACTATTAGATTATTACTTAGAGAATAAAAACTGTAAAGACTTAGTACAAGGCCCATTATTATATGATGATTTATACAATGTCTCAACTCATTTCGATCCAGTGTGGCGAGGCGATATGTATGGGATATGGGCTACAGACAGAACAGCATACGAACAAGGAGAACCTTTCGAGATACCTATGAATGGTATGGGCTTATGCTCTTTTGAGAAGAGGAATTGGCCCGGAATATCAAAACACTTTAAAGGATTTGGAGCAGAAGAAGGATATATCGCAGAAAAATTTAAAGTAAATGGAGGAAGGAATATATCTTTGCCAGCACTGGGCTGGAATCATAGATTTGGAAGACCAAACGGGGTTAAATATCCACTAATACTAGAAGATAGAATATGGAATTATTTTGTAGGCTGGCTAGAGATACATAAAGATCCAAACCACCCTGTTATAAAAGGGTGTTATGATAACTTTAAAACTAGAATACCACAAGACAGCTTAGACTATATTTTAAATCAGGCAATTAAAACCACACTTAATTAGGAGAAGATGAATGTCAGACATAAATGAAGTTGATATTAATTATACTACTGAAACTTATGGCTTTACAGAAGAACTGACTGAAGAAAACTTCTACGTTCCAGCAGAAGCAGAATATGAAGATTTTGGAGAGGAAGTAGAAGAACATGATGCTGCATCTCTGTGGGAAAATATTCGTAAGAAGAAGGAACGAGAAGGCAAAGATTACAAGCCTGCCAAAAAGGGTGATAAAGATAGGCCAGATCCAGATGCTTGGAAAAAAGCTCAAAATGGATTTAAATATGAAAATCCAAAAACAGGAGAAGAATTTACATATAAAAGGAGGGGAGCCTATAAAAAAGACAACACAACCCTTATTTATAAAGGCAAGGCAGCAGAATATCAAGGTAGAAAAGTTAAACTTGGCAAACCCTTCCTAACACCTAAAGGTCCAAAAAAGAGAAGTGTATACGTCAAGAATGACAAGGGTAATGTAGTCAAAGTAAATTTTGGCGATCCTAACATGTCTATCAAAAAAGACAATCCAGCAAGAAGAAAATCTTTTAGAGCTAGACACAATTGTGCCAACCCCGGTCCCAAATGGAAAGCTAGATACTGGTCATGCAAAGCTTGGTAAAAAAATGGAAAGATCATCTAGGCCACAACAATATGACTTACTGGCAACATTTAAAGTTTGCCGTAGGTCATGGGGTATGTTGTATCAAAGCTGGTGTATATTTATGTATACATGGTTTACTTCCATGTTTTAGACGCAGAGCTGGAGAAAGATTAGTTCATAGATTAGACAAAGATTTCACAGAGCATAAGAAAAATGTCACTAATAAATAAAGTAGAAGCGATAATAAATAATCATAAGCCGATTGACGAAGTTACTTTTTTACCAAATAAAGTCAACTACGATGATGGTATATCTATATTAGATATTGAACTAACTGAGATCTTGCCACCGCCTCCTAAAAATAGTAGTATCACAACTAAAAAAGAACTTGAAGAAATAGCTAGACATACAAAATCTAGATCTGAGTCAGAGATTGATTTGATAAGAGTAGTAGATAGAAATCCAATTGAATTGTTTTCAGAATACTTAATGAAAGAGAAATTAAAGTTTCCTTTCGACAAGTTTGTAAAATATTTAAATATAACTGAGCAATATCAATATGCTCTTAAATATTATCATAACAGAGCTAGGCCAGAACAGCTTGCTCCTTATTATAATCTAGAGATTAATGTATTGATAACTGATACCCATCACACTCCTGCCTACCCTAGTGGACACACGATGTATGCTGAGTTAGCTGCGCATGTTTTATCAGATATGTACCCAGAACATAAAAAAACTTTTTTTAGGTTGTCAAAGTACTGCGGATTGGCTAGAATACTACAGGGAGTTCATTACGAATCAGATAACAAAGCTTCAGAACTTGCGATACAGAAACTTTACCCACTGATAAAGGAATACTATAATGAGCGAGACAGTAAAGAGTTTGCCGTTGACTGATGCGCCAAGGCCACAAGAACCTGTGAGAAGGCCAATGCCACCACTAAAACCTTAAATATAACTTCTACCAGAAAAGCCAAGTTAAGAGATTCTTGTGCGAGGTAGATGGATGCCCAAAATCTCAAATACACATTGAATAAAAATTGAATTAAGGACTATTATGAATTGGTTTCCGTTGAAGAATTTTACACACTATAGCCTACTCAAAGGTTTTTCTAAACCAACTGAATTAGCTAAACTGTGTGCTGATAAAGAATATCCAGCATGTGGCATCGCAGATTACAAGTCCATATCTGGATGTGTCGCCTTTTTCCAAGCTTGCAAAAAGGTTGGTGTCAAGCCCATACTTGGATGTTCATTTGATAACACAATAGTGTTTTCCAAAAACAAAGACGGCTGGAATGATCTAATATCTATGGTATCTTTAACAGACGAAGATGGCAATATATCAAAGGACATAGCTAAAAGTATTATTACTAAGAATAATTTAATAGCATTAGTAAAGTCAAAGGATAGTATTAACGCTTCTTACTATACAAAACAAAGTCAGGCTACGCTACATAGAATATTGTTATGTTCTGAGCTAAAAACTACACTGCCTAAGATACAAAATAAAATTAGGAAAAAAGAATTACAAGCAGACGTATCAGAATATTTTACTAAAGATGATAAATATATTATTGAGGATAAATGCACGAAGGCGTTAGAGGATATATACAATCAATGTGAAGATTACGACATTCTCAACAAGCCTATGTTGCCCAAGTTTGAATGTCCTGATGGATTATCTGAAGAAAACTACCTCAAAAAACTTGCACGAAAAGGATGGAGAGAGCTTTTAATCGCAACTGGCAAAGTTGACAATGAACTAGAGAAACAAAAATATCTAGATAGGTTTAATAAAGAATTACAGGTTATTAAGGATGCTAACTTGTTTGGATATTTTTTAATTGTACAAGACATTATTAGATATGTTAATGATTCAGGATGGATGAGTGGGCCGGGAAGAGGGTCAGCAGCAGGGTGTTTGATCTCATATTTAATTGGTATTACGCAAATTGATCCAGTGCAACACGACTTACTATTTGAAAGATTCTATAATGCGGGACGAAACACAGATGGTCACGTATCACTTCCCGATATTGACATGGACGTTCCGGGTAAGAAAAGAGATGACGTTATTGATTATTTAAAAAACACATATGGCAAAGAACATGTGAGTCAGATGATTACGTTTGGAAGACTACGAGGACGCAGCGCAATAAAAGAAGTTCTTCGTGTAAATGATGCTTGTTCTTTTAGTGAAATGAATGCTATAACTAAGAGTGTTCCTAACGAAGCAGATATATCCGATCAACTTGCAGAAATGGACGATGAAGACAGATCAATTATAAGGTGGTCTTTGCTAAACCGTGCCGATGAGCTGCGAGACTTCTGTCACATTACAGAGGCTGGTAAGTTAGAAGGTGACTATGCAGAATATTTTCAACAGGCAATAGAGATAGAAGGAACATTTAAAACACAAGGCAAACATGCTGCCGGTGTGGTGATTTCAAAAGAACCTTTACAAAACGTTTGTCCTATGGTAAAACAGAAGGGGTCCACGGAAAAAATAGCAGGATTAGAAATGGCAGATCTAGAAGCACTAGGTCACGTAAAATTTGATGTTCTAGGAATTAATCTACTAGACAAGCTGATGAAAATTAAGGAACTAACACAGTGAATATATTGCAAATAGGTTGTAACAATTGTGATGACCATGTAGCTAAGTATGTTAGCAGTAATGTAGATAAAATTGACCACCTAATACTTATAGATATTGACAAATCCTTTGTGACATACGCAAACAGAATATATAAGAATGTAAAACAATTAACTACTATTGTAACCGCTATTACTTCAGATTCCACCCAAAAAGAAATAACTCTTTATCATTTGAAACATCACATGTTTAGTGGGCATACATCTTTCAGCTACGATCACATGAGAGTGCATGGTCACAGTCCAGACAACATAGTAAAGGTTGTGCATCCTGCAAGGACAATAACGTCTATACTAGAAGAATATAATATAACAAATCTTGAAAGATTATACATAGATACTGAAGGACTTGATGTTGACATTCTTATGACTATCGACTATAATAAATACAACGTGTCTCACATAACTTTTGAACACATCCACTGTGACGGTGCTTGGAAAGGTAATAGCACGAATCCTAAATTAGTACAATTTTTAAATTACATGAATATGAATGGCTATACTAATAGACCATCAGCTACTGACTCGTTAAACACTGATCTTATCAAAAGGACATAAATATGGCAAATAGAGACTATATCGTATTCGACTTTGAAACAGGAAGTCGTAACCCAATCAAAACACAGCCTACGCAGATTGCTGCTATCGCCCTAGACGGTAGAAATCTAGCCGTGAAGGGTACATTTAATAGTGAAATCAAAGCTATACTAGATGATGATAAGGCTATCGCGGCAGGATTAGATCCAATCGAAGATGGAGCTTTAAAAGTTACTGGCAAAACAAGATCAGGAATTGGAAAAGCCCCAGCACTAAAGTCAGTTTGGAATAAGTTTACTAAGTTTGTAGATCAATACAATTGGAAAGGCGAGCCATTTTTTGCTCCTATTCCAGTAGGATATAATATCATTGGTTTTGATATGATTATTATTAATAGACTATGCGAACAGTTTGGTCAGTGGGACAAAACTAGACAGCAGCAAAAACTATTTAGTAAAGTATATAAGGTTGACCTTATGGACAATATGTTCATGTGGACTGAGGGAGATCCTAGCATTAGATCAATTAGCATGGATACTCTGCGCGAGAGAATGGGCCTATCAACAGAAAATGCGCATGACGCACTACAGGACGTAAAGGATACGTCTAATATATTTATAAAGCTCTTAAAGACTCATAGATCAGTTTATCAAAACATTGAATTAGATAAAGCATTTGCAAATGGAAACCTCTACGTTAAGTAAAACGTGCATAAAGTGTGGCGAAACAAAGCCTTGCACACTGTTTGTTGCCTATGGAATCTCTGCCAGATTGGACAAGGGCTATAAAAACGTATGCAAAAAATGCAGCAACGAAGCTACGAAACTTAGAAAAACATTAGCAGTAGATAATCCTAAACCTAAAGATAACAAATGTCAAATATGTGGCTCAAATGAAAATAAGCTTGTATTAGATCATTGTCATGACAGTAAGAGATTTAGGGGTTGGATATGCAATTATTGCAACGTTGCTTTAGGTCAGGTTAAAGATAATATTGACACTCTTAAGAAAGCTATTGAGTATTTAGAAAATGCAATATAACGACGAGAAAACTTGGAAGCTATTTGCAGAAGGTAAAACTAAGGGCGTTTTTCAACTAGAGAGTAACCTTGGTAAATCTTGGTCTAAGAAACTTGCCCCAAGTAATATAGAAGAACTTTCTGCTTTGATTGCTATTATTCGCCCCGGATGTCTAAAGGCATTCGTAGATGGCAAATCAATGACGCAGCACTTCATCGACCGTAAGCATGGTCGTGAAGAGGTTACGTACCTGCATGAGTCTTTAGAAGAGATTTTATTACCTACGTATGGCGTATTGGTATACCAAGAACAATCTATGCGTATTGCACAGAAGATTGCTGGGTTTAACCTTGAAGAAGCAGATGGACTACGCAAGGCTATTGGTAAAAAGAAAGCTGACTTAATGGCAAAAGTAAAAACAATGTTTATTAAGGGAGCCAAAAAAGTGGGGATGGTCAATAAAGAAGAAGCAGAAGAAATCTTTAGCTGGATTGAAGCATCTTCAAGATACGCATTTAACAAATCTCATAGTATATCATATGCAGTATGTTCATACTGGAGTGCTTTTGAAAAAGCTCATAAAACAGAATCTTTTTTCTTAGCCTATCTATATTATGCTAACGAAAAACAAGATCCGCATCGAGAAGTATATGAATTAATTTCAGAAGCAAAGTTATTTGACATACAAACAAGAACTCCTAGTTTAGCTAATTTTCAATCTAAGTTTAATGTTAAAAGACATAAAATATATTTTGGTATTAAAGATATAAAATCACTAACAGGCAAGACGGGTGATAAAGTCGTAGAAGCAATAAAACTAGCCGAAGAAGAACTAAAGAAAAAGATTACTAAGTTTACTTGGGTGGAAATAATACTGCACTTTAGCACAAAGATCAACTCTACAGGATTTAAAGCTTTAGCATCTATAGGATTCTTCAGAGACTTTGATGGGTCTGTTACTAGAAACAAAGCTTTATATGATTATGAAATCTTTAGAACACTTACTAAAGCAGAACAAACTTGGTTAATCAAAAACTTCCCCAGTAAGAAATGGGAAAATTTTACAGAAGCACTTAGAGACCTGTCTCCAACTAAAAAGAACGGAGGCGGCACTAGCAAGGTAGAGCGTCAGCAAATTGTGGAGAACGAAATACAGCTATTACTAAATCCACCCTATGACTTAACCGATGATCCTAATTGGGTTATAGACCAAGAAACTAAATTTTTAGGATGTCCAATAACCATGACAAGAGTAGAAGCATCTAATACATCGTATGCCAATACTAGCTGTAAGGATATAGTCAATGGCAAAAAAGGCAAAAATCTATGCGTAGCAGCTAGTGTAAATAGAATATCCGAGTACAAGATAAAGAAAGGCAATTCTAAGGGCGAGACGATGGCGTTCCTTACTATAGAGGATGAAAGCGCAATATTAGATAGTGTTGTATTATTCCCTACAGTAAAAAACAAATACAAGTATATATTGTATGAAGGTAATAATTTAGTGTTTTGTGGATCAGTGGGCAAAAAAGACGATTCTTTGATTGTAGAAAAAATTCATGAAATTTAGGTTGCTTTTTTGGGCAGTCGCAGCTAATATACTAAGATAGGAGACGATTGATGAACAACTGTTGTTTTACAGGTTATTTTGTAGAAAATCCATACACTGAATATGCAGGCAATATACTCAAGGCTGAGTTTGTTATTGTCGTGTATTCTTATAGAAAAACTAAATCTACAGGCGAAAAAAGCCGAATACCTACTTATATACAGTGTGAAGCTTGGCATACTGGTGCTGAGACCATAGAAAGATTCGCAACTAGAGGCACAAAAATAACTATCAACGCCTCCGCTAGAAATATGTCTAAAGACGATGACGCTGTAATTTTTAGAGTTAATGAGTTTGACATTTGTTCTCAAGATGACAATGGAGCATAGTTAATGAGAAAGAAAAGAATATTATTTTGCAGTGAAGCTACGTTTTTGAACACTGGTTACGCTACATATACCAGAGAAATAATGAAATATTTACATTCTACTGGTAAGTATCACTTAGCAGAATTAGCAGCATACGCCTCGCCAGAAGATCAACGTCATCATGGTATACCTTGGGAATTTTATGCAGCAGCCATATCTCAACGAGACAGTGAACAAGTTAAACAAGCATATTACTCCCATCCAGAAAATCAATTTGGCGCATTTAAATTTCATGACGTATGTTTAGATTTTAAGCCAGATATTGTATGTGACATTCGTGACTTTTGGATGCTGGAATTTGAAAGCAGATCTCCGTACAGAGATTTCTTTAATTGGTGCATTATGCCAACTGTTGACGCTTCTCCACAGGCTCAGAACTGGTTGTCAACTTTTCAGTCAGCAGATGCTTGTCTTACCTATTCTGATTGGGCTGGAAAGATTTTACAAAAAGAAACAGGAAATAAAATCAATTGGATTGGTTCTGCGCCTCCTTCTGCTCATCCTGCCTACTCTGTAGCCTTAAAACAGTCTGAGTCAAGGGAAATAATGAATCTACCTACTAATAATGCAAAAATAGTAGGAACAGTAATGAGGAATCAAAGAAGAAAATTATACCCAGATTTATTTAAAGCTTTTAAACTACTACTTGATAAAGTAGATGATCCAGAAAATTATTTTCTGTATTGTCACACAAGTTATCCAGATATGGGCTGGGATATACCAGAGCTTTTAAACGAACACAACTTAGCTAATAAAGTGTATTTTACATATTTATGCCAAGAATCAAAAAAACCATTTGCTAATAAGTTTTCTGGGACTCGCGCTTATTCTCCGTACTCAAAGAAAAATAGTGGAGCTTTCCCGAGTGTTCAGTTTGGATTGTCGTATGAGCAATTGGCAACAGTAATGAACTGTTTCGATTTATATATACAGTATGCAAATTCAGAAGGGTTTGGACTTCCACAAGTAGAAGCTGCTGCTGTGGGAGTTCCCGTCGCTTCTGTGAACTATTCGGCTATGGAAACAGTTATTGAAAAACTAGAAGGTATTAAACTAGATCCGGTTGGATATTACAAAGAACTAGAAACTGGGTGCGAGAGAGCCGTTCCTAATAACGAATTGACTGCCAATCTGATGCTGGATTTTCTAAAAAAACCATCATTTGAAAGACAAAAAATAGGATTTAATACCAAGCAAAAGTTTTTAGAATTTTTTCAATGGGACTTAAGCGGTTCTATGTGGGAAAAGTATTTTGACACCGTTGATATAGTAGATGAAAAATCAACTTGGCTATCAGAGCCAGATATCAAACCCATACCACCCGCTCCAAAATCGGAACAAATATATTTACACTTAAAGAATAATGAATTTTCAATAGCAGAATGGTTAATACAAAATGTTTTACAAAAACCAAAACTTATAAATTCAGAATTACACTATAGATTATCTAGAGATTTAAAGTATGGATTAGTTACTGCTAGTTCAAATTCTGGCGGTTACTATATGAATGATTCTTCTATGTATGAAGCTGGCGGTCACAAAAAAACAGAATTTAAATTTGAAAATGCATTTAACTTTCTTGCACAGCAGAGAAATTTTATCAACTCAATGGAAAACAAGAGAGCGGAGGCTTTTAATCTAAAATGAAAGTTTTATATTTAGGACATCATCGAGAAAAAACAGGATGGTCAAACGCTGCCATTAATAATATTCTAGCTCTAGACTCAGTAGGAGTAGATGTAGTTTCTAGGAATGTATCACTGACAGGACTTATGGGTGAAGTTCCAGATAGAATTTTAGAACTAGAAAACAAAGACACGCAGGGTGTAACTCATTGCATTCAACACGTATTGCCTCATCATTTAACTGCAACTGCTATCCTACAAAAAAATGTTGCATATTTTGTATCAGAATCTATTGATTTACAAAAAAATATCTGGCACGAACAATTAAGGACAATGGATGAAATATGGGTTTGCAACACAACTCAGGTAGACAATATGTCTAAATTCAGCGACAAAGTAAAATTATTACCTCATGCTTTTGATTTCAACTCATACAAGAAAAGTGACATAAGTAAAAACAACAGGTTTACATTTTATAATATATCAGATATAAATCAAAGAAAGAATATAGAAAGCATTGTTAGATGTTACTATCATACGTTTGGAATATCAGACCATGTTCAGCTTCTGCTAAAGGTTAAAAAAAGGGGGGTTGAGCCATATCAATTACAACAAGGTGTGGAAAATATATGTACAGAAATAAAAAAACAAATGAGAAAATATAAGAACGAGGATAACTATCCTTTAATAAGCATTGTAGCATCAGAATATACCAATAAAGATATTGAAAATCTACACAGATCTTCCCATTGTTATGTTGGCATATCGAGGGGAGAGGGGTGGTCTATCCCAGCGTATGAAGCCATGATTTATGGGAACACTCCTATTTGCTCAAATGAAGGTGGACCAAAAGACTTTATAGACAAGGATAATAAAAACACAGGGACGCTAATTAATGGAGTCTACGACATATGCAACCAACAAGATGGGGCATTTGAACATATATTTACAGGAAGAGACTTGTGGTTTCACGCTAGTGAGCAAGAAACTTGCAAAGCCATGAAGTATTATTACAACAATAGAAACTCACAACAATGCGAAGCAGATGGAAGGAAACAAGCTGAAAAGTTTGATTATTCAATTGTTGGCAAACAAATTAAGGAATTACTCAATGGCTAGCACTAGAAATATTTTTCAATCTATACAAAACAAAAACAGGAAGTTAAAAATTTGCTTGTTACATTTTGATCAACAGTACGAAACGGCATTGTCAAAAACAAATCAAGAATTCTACATTCTTGAAAATGAACAAAATATGTGGAATAAAGAAATTAATAATATGCCAGAAAACTTTTATACATTCAGAAATGGTAGTTTATTAGAGGTACTGTCTTTCGATTTAATCATAACCGGAGGTAGATTTACTAATAATCCCAACATCGCAAATCAAATTAGATCTAGGTTGATGATTCCTTGTTATTTTTACGAAAATCAATACCCTTGGAATTTTGATAATAAACTCAAACGTTTAGAGGATATACCAAAAAGATACATAAATACGCTAAGGCAAACATCTGGAAGTCTTAACATTTTTGCATCAAAAGAAATTTTAGAATGTTGGGATGAAATAACTAATAATAATATCGTAATACCATCAAGTCAAGAAAACGAAGATGAATTTTTAAGCGGGTGGAACGAAGTTTTTAACAACCATAAGGAATTGCAATGAAACTAAATATCATTTTCACAGAAGAAAACCATATAGACAATTATCAAAATGTTTTATTAAGTTCTAGAACTTACAAAGAAGAAATAGAAAATCTGCCAAGAAAATCATGTGAACATATCATTATTACAGATGCTATTAATAGAATAGAATACGACGAAGCTTTAGAAATTATTACAAAATGTGCAGATTCTCTGAGAGAAGATGGGCAAATAACAATTAGTATAGTTGATTTTGACACACTCTGTTCTGCTTATTGTTCTGGAGATCTACCCATAGAAACAACTAATGGACTTATAGTAAACACTAAATGTGTTTTAGAGTATTCTACTATTTTGGGACTTTTGGGTAAAAACGGAATAAAAATTATATCATCGAAAACAGATAGCTTACTATATCTAATAGATGGGGCTAAAGATGCCATCTAGTAATAACAAAAGAACTGTATCCATAAAAAGGAGAAAGTCTAGAAAGTATCAAGAGTTTGTTACTTTTGTTTTACTACATGATCAACCAGCGTTTAAATTAAAAAACAAAACATCTCCAGTACTAATAAGCATAAATAAACTTACGCTATTAGAATACCAGCTAAGGGTAATAAATAAAAAATTTCAGAATTACGAAGTAATAGTTTGCACAGGATTTCTTTCAGAACAAGTGAACATGTACTTGAAGAAAAAATATAGTAAATACAACGTAAGAATAATAGAAAACTCAAACTTTACAGAGTCAAACTCATGTGAAAGCACAAGGCTTTGCCTACAAAATACAACTAACGAAAGAATACTTATAATAGATGGTAAGATATTATTTGATGAAAAAATATTTAACAACTTAAACTTAGACCAAGCATTTGCAATTTCCTGCAAAGACAAAAATGAGACACTAGAAATAGGAATAAACACAGACAGAGACAGAAATGTTTCTTATTTTTCTTACGGTGCTAGGTACACTTGGTCAGAAATATTATTTATATGCGGCAAAAAAATGATATCAGATTTAGAGAAAACACTAAATGAAAAAAGTTTTAGAAAAAAATTCTTATTTGAAGCAGTTAATATAGTAACTGAAAAACACAATATTAGGCAAGCGGTCAGATCTGCCAAAATAATAAAAATACAAAACATAAAAACTTTGGAAAGCATCAAGGAATAGATATGAATATATTAGTAGATAACACAAGCCCTCTTTTTACCTATGACGACACCAGCGAACTATTAGCAAAAACGCTATCTAAGATGGGTCACAATGTAATAGTTAATAATGGTGAAATGTGTTCTTACGAAAAGATGAACAAGCCCCAAGACTATATTTTTACAAGTATGTCCGTATTCGATAACGACATGGCCCACTATTTGACTAATAATATAACAAATACTCTTATCATTATTAACGTAGAGGCACAGTCTAAGGTCTCGGATATTGTAGAAATGGAAAACTTTTTCACGAGGAACAAGGTCAAGTACAAGTTTTTAGTAAATAATAATAGGCCGAAGAAAGTAGTTTTTAAAAAAGAGAATAATATAGTTAATTTTATCTATGGGGCAAGCGGATATTTGCTCAGTGAAAATACAAAAGATTGGAAGGGGAGGCATATTGAAGCACTTGTGGTTGCTAACGATCAATCTTTAGACATAAAAATTTTACATGATATGCGAAAGGATACATCAGTACATGCGATTAGAACTTCTCCTATTAATAGTGACTGTTCGCATCAGTATGTTCATGTAAACATGGATAAGACTTTATATTATTATAAAGATATACTCCCTAATTATAATAGTTTCGTATATTACGCACCTTGGCTTGGAAGAGATTTCTTTGAACTTTGCAAGCTCAGAAAGCCGATATATACTGCATCATGTCCTGCTTCCATTGTTAGTAAAGCATTGAAAATAGAAGGTCTGGATATAACTTGGGAAAATAGAAAAGAAAACAAAGACATAGATTGGAACACAATATATGACAAGGTAGATAAAGAATTTTCTTTTGAGGGACAAATTAAAAAACTCATGAGCCACTTGCCAAAACCAAAGGGATTACAATGAATGTAAACAACATCTCGCTTCATTGTCATCTCTGGTATTTGGAAGAATCTAAATTCCTACTTGATAAGTTGTCCACGGTGTTTAAAGATGTAATTAATATATCTTTCAACAAAGGTGGAGAACATAACGAAGTGATAAAAGCATATGCTGAAGACAAATTCAAAACAGTTAATACCACATTCGTTGAGAACATGGGCAATGATCAAATTGGATTCTACGAGTCTCACTCTATGCACGAAGATGAGAGCAAGGAATGGGTTTTATATGCACACGACAAACAACTTAAGGACAGGAATTGGGTCTCTGATTTAATAGACCCATTACTTACGGAAGAGTCCATAAGCCTGACAGGTGAAGAGAATGATGTTGGTATGATTATTTCTAAAAAAAGAGAACTCGGATTGGTAACAGAGCAAGATTTAATACTGGGGAAAAATACCAACCCTACGCCCTTTGAGGACAAGAAGTCCGTTGCCTACTCTTTACATACTTTGGGGTGGTTAAGAATATTGCAGTACAATTTATATGAAAATTATGGGTTTATAAGTAAAGAAAATCTAGACGTTGCCTTTGCTGCTGGTACAATGTTTATGACAAGGAGGCAAGTGATTAACATAGCACACGGATGCCTGCATATGAATTATTTTGATAAAGGCTATATGCCAGATGGACAAGTAGAACATGCTATGGAAAGATTTTACGCATACGTTAGTAAATGTTTAGAGTACGAAACTAGGAGTATATAATGAATATTGGTTTTTTAGTATCAGTTCCAAGTGGGGATATTCCATTGAAAATAACCCAATTTATTTTAGATAAGCTTTCCAAAGAAAAAAATAAAAACGTCATACTTTTTGCGGATAGTTTTTTTGTTGCTAGTACTGATTTACCCGTAATGCCAGTTGGTAATTTAAATTCTTTTACTGGTGATTTAATATGCACTACTGCAAAAGATGTAATAAAAGCAGTCGAACTTAAAAGAGATATAAATATAAAGTATATATGCACTGGGGACATAAGTAATATAGAACAGACTTTTCATCTAGATAATATAGAATATTTAACAGCAACTACAAAAGAAAAATATAGAGCGAATTCTATAACTGGACAAGATAACATACAAACAATGGAAGATTGGTTACATGAAAGATAAACAAATAATTGATATGTACTGCGATCAATGTTTAAGTACTTACCAAATCGCAGAACAGCTGAATACTTATCCAAATAAGATTAGAAGAATACTAATCAAGAATAATATTACACTTAACGATAAGAGCAAGGCACAGAAGAACGCTCTTAAACAGGGGAAGTCTAAGATACCAACACAAGGCAAAAAAAGAAGCCAAGAAGAGAAAATAAAGATTAGCAAGTCTCTTAAAAAACGTTGGGAAAATTTAGACGAAGAAACATATAATGAATATGTAGATAGAGCCAAGAAAAGATGGAAGTCTATGTCTCAACAAGAAAAAGATAATATAGGAAGGGCAGCAATTCAGGCAATACAAAAAGCTGGAAAGGAAGGCTCTAAATTAGAGAAATTTCTAAAAGAAGAATTAACTAAATGTGGTCACACTATTGAAATACATAAAAAGAATCTAATACCAAACCAAAATTTGGAAATTGATATGTACTTTCCCAAGATTAAAGCTATAATAGAAATAGACGGACCTTCTCACTTTCTTCCAATATGGGGCGAAGATAAGCTACAAAAACAGATTAAATCAGATTCTCATAAAACAGGGTTGATTTTGAGCAAGGGTTTTGTTATAATTAGAGTGAAACATCTGTCTGACAGCTTATGTCTAAGTGACAGGCATAACTTAAAAGATAGACTGATTGATATGCTTGGTAAGATTGAAAAACAGATACCTAAAAAGTCTGAACGTTACATTGAACTTGATGCGTGAAAGGAACACTAATGCAAGAAGATAATTTATTTGAAGGCGTAGAAGAATTAAAGACCCCATCCAATACAGATACGTCCGTTAAAGATGTTGTATCAAACGATGCTCCCAATATGCTGTCTCCAGAGTGGCATGATTACGCCATGACGCTCTTTCAGGAGGACGAGATGATGAATGGACACCCCCTTGTAACAGGGCTTAGAAGGGTCTCTGAGCTTGTTCTAGGGCCAATGGCGTTTAGTGGTCCAACTTGGGTAAAGCCTACAGATCGTGATGATCATCATGGTAGAGCAACAGTAATATTTACTATAGAATTTGCTAATGGTCTAAGGTGTGCGGAAGTCGCAGATTCGTGGGAAGGTAATACTGATGACACGTTTTGTGCGTTTGCTGTGGCTATCGCTAGTACGAGAGCAGAAGCTAGAGCATTGCGTAAAGTATTAAAAATCAAGGGAGTAGCAGCAGAAGAGCTAACCAAGAAAGACACAGCAAAGATTGTACGTGATCTTTCTAAGCAAAATAATAGCAGCGGTGGAGAGTATAATGATTCCGGCAGGATGAGTGACGCTCAATACAACTTTATTGATATTAAATGCAAACAGTTAAATGTCAATGGGGGCAAGTTATTTAAGGATAAGTTTAAAGTGGATAATAATCGTAAAATTTCTAAGAAGGTAGCTAGTGATATTATAGATGTACTCAATGATTATCAAAGAGACAAAAGTAGTATTCCTAGTGAATTCAAGGGTTATCAAGAAGAATGGAGAAACTAATGAAGCTAACGTATACGACAGGTAATGGCAGAATTGCAGCAGAGTTCGATGCCGATACTCACAGAGAATTGTTCACGCAAATCTCAAGATTCCAAGAGGTGTTTGAGGAAACAAAGTGTGGTAAATGTGGATCTGAAAATCTAAGGTTTGTAGTAAGGACCGTAGATGAAAATGAGTACTTTGAGCTACGCTGCATGGACTGTGGAGCCAAGCTTGCGTTTGGTTCTATGAAAAAGGGTGGAGGACTCTTTCCCAAACGTAAAGATGGAGACACATGGCTTCCTGACAACGGTTGGACGAAATGGAATTCAAAGACCAAGACAGCAGAATAATCATTACTTAACAAAGCCAAGTTGCTAGATCTTGGGCGAGAGTAATGTTTTGTCAAACTAGTACTAAGGGGCGCAAGCCCCTTTTTTATTAGATATAGTCTACTGTAAAGTATAGTGCGTAATTTGTTTTTTCGCCAATTGTCTGTGGCTCTGAGCTTAGAGCAACGTACCAATCGTGACGAAGAAAAGTTCCAGCGTCAGCAAGATTATAATCTGTCTTAGACAGTCCAAGTCCACCATCCACAGGAGCATTAGTAATATAATCTAAATATGAAGCATTACCAAAATCTACCTCACTAGCATTTAATCCACTTGGTCCCGGCGAATTAGTCATGGTTAGTGGAGTAGGTGTTCCACCAAGTGTTGGATCAAACTTAGTCCATTCATTGCCAGAATTTGCTTTATGTGCTAAATTGGCAGTTGTAGCCGTAGCAGGCTTACGAACTTCAAATACATACGTAGTTACATTTTCTGCATGTTCTGCAATTGTAGTATTTCTATTATATACAATAATCTTAGGTTGAGATGTCCTGACGGCATCTGTATGTTCAAACCTAATGTTTAACGTTGCCTCATTGTTATTTAATGCAGTTAAATTTGTAGCGCTAGAAACACCATTAATCTTAACTTTAGAGTCTCCAGTGGAAGCATCGTCCCAAGGATATTGACAATTGTTTATTTGTTGGCCCGGATCAGCTCCGTTTTGATCGGTCAAAAACGTACTTCCCTGAGTTTCACCTACAGGTACAGGATACCCAAATCCCGTTGCAGCAAAAAATCCGATACCACTACCAGAAGTATGGTTTATAAGGTCTTGTACCTCGTTAGCACCATCAAATCTGTTAGCATAAAATTTAATTGTAGCCATTTTTAGTCTCCAAAATTAAGTGTGATCACACTGTATTATACACGAAATTAGCTCAAAGCGAGGGTAATATATTGTGCAAATTGATATCCAGTAGTAGCTTCAGGCTCGTTTATCCACATAAATCCTATATCTCCATGAGCGTACACAAATATCTCGTATTGACCACTATAGAGTGTTAGGTCATTTTCTGTATCTCCAGTTTTATTTCCAGTAACTGCCACGCTTGTTCCTTTTGTCCCGTACACCTGATCAGTTCCACCCCCACTAGACATGCTTGTTTTTATCAGGCCAGATCTCATTTTTGGACCTTGATCCTTATAATATCTCAAGTATACTATGCCTGTGTTAAATGTTACTGTGCAGGTTTTGCCATTAGGATCAGTTATCGCCTTGGTGTATGGAAAATCGTTGGGCATATAACCAAACCCACGTTCTTTGTACTTTGATTGATCACCTTTGTTATCGGTGAAAATGTTTTCCTCAAAGTCAACCTTTTGTCCCACTATGAATATTTTAGCTTCTTTATCGCCTCTGCCAATAGTATATATGTTTCCTTTCCCCTCCATAAAACCTTCATCCTTGACTATAGTTGCCTTTGCATCATTTAATCCTATCTGAATGCGCTTATATTTATAACCATATTCAGTAATTAATTTACCTTCTCGTGTTCTATTGATATTCCATAAATTGTTTGGTCTAAGCACAGTGCCAGCACCGATTACTTCACCTTCTCTTACTGCTGATCCGTCACGACCTTGCGCTGTGCCGGGAGTATTTCTAACATCATCTAATATATAATTAGTGCCATAAGAAGGATATATGCCCGATTGCTCCTCCCCGTTACTATTATTATAGTAAATAACCTTATTGTCTCCATAAGTGGGATCTCTAAAGCTAACTTCAGTATCTTGACCAATAATAATTTCGTATTCTTCATCTGGCTCCATCCCCTCTACCCAATTACCAGTTTGATCTTCTTTTACGGCATAAGCATAATTTGTAACCACTACGCCACTTGTCGAGTTTACGTTTAATGGCCCAGTAACTTCAAGTGAGGGATTAAAATGCAAAGCACACATATATTCTGGAATCCAATGAGTTAACTCGTCGGGCCAAGCGTCCCACACCTGTACGTGACAAGCAGCTGTGCCAAAGCTATCTATAGAATCTCCTTTATTAGAACCCCACATTGGAACCATCCCTTGAATGGTTTTACCTCTGTTGTCACTAGTGAACGCCATGATAGCACCAATAATCGTAACGGCAATACTACCACCTCCTCCTCCTCCAAAAAATCTACCTTTCATTCCAAAAGTCTGGTTGGTTTCTGCATTCAAAGCCCAAGAACCACCGCTACCTTGGTTCATTCTGAAACGTGCCGACATAATACTTACCGCATTTGCACCAACGTATTGGCTTGGAGTATCGCCTCCTTGAAACGGCGTAGTAACACCGGCTTCTGGCCCAGTATCTCCTCCAAATAAAACCGGAGCATTTTTAGGAGAATTAGTTGGCCTTGCATTGATATAACAATCAAAAGGAATTTGTTTGCCTAAACCTTGAGGAACAGCCAAACCTCTACAGAAAGCAGCCATCGCACCATTGCCAAAATTTGCACCAGCTTTAGCATCTAAACCATCATTCCCTCCGGTTCTTCTTGATATTGCTGGGTATAAGAATTGGTCAGCGCAGTCATCACGAAATAACTTACCAGCCTTAGATCCTACGGTTGCTTGCTGACAGTGGTAAGGAAAATCTCTTAGGTTAGCATTAGCTGAACCAAAACGACCTCTACTACCAATAGCTTTACCAATACCAAAATCCTTTGGGTTTGCTTGAGCAATATTGTCTCCACAACAATACAATTCAGGAGGCGCAAACATAAATTGAACACGCTGTTTATTATTTGCGGTAAGTATACCTTTCGTGGTTAATGCTGTGCTATACGTAATATAACTATTATCATTAGCTTGACTGACTGCAAAGTTACAAGGCCATTGAAATGGATAGACTAACGAAGCAGGAGTTTGCATTTTATCAAACTTATATCCATCCTCTACAAGTGTAGCTTGCTGACCTATACCATTTGGAAACATAGGCCCAAACCACAAAGATGTGTCTCTACCCATAACGACTTGTTCTCCCACAACGTCGTTGCCATCTGGATCAGCCTCTATATTAATCCTAGCATTAGGCCCACCAAAGAAAGGTTGTCCATCGGCATCGCATTGGTCTTCAAGCTTAATTTCATATAACTCCCAAAGTCCTTTAAATGTATCATAATCATCGCCCATAAAGCCATCGCTATGTTTATTTAATTCTGTATCAGATTGAGTGTTCAGAAAATCATACGTTTCATACTCTGGCTCAGAAATACTGGAATCTGAATTTGGATAGTAGTAATTTAAACTGAAAGAAGCACGTTCGTAATGATCTTGATAAAGAAATTTCACAAAGTCGCTAGGATAGTATGAACGATTACTATATCCATCAGAGTTAGTTTTAAATCTAAAATATGTATCACTACTAGAAAAGAACTTAGCAAAGTTCCACCTTCCGGGTTGTGGAGGTCGTTGTTCTGTTGTCTCTTCTGTAAATTTACTAATTATATTTTCACCATCTATTTGATGCACAAGGACTCGCTCTCCTTGAGTAAAATTATGACGAGTTCTATTGACTACTCTGATCTTCTCCAAATCTTTAGTCCCAGAACAATTCATAATATTTGGACCAAAACTTTGTGGCTTAGAGGTTTGAAGCTGGACGGGAACGGCTAGTCCAGAAGTAAACTCAAACATTCTATCGGCAGCAGCAGATCCATAAAAATCTTCTTCACCCCTGCCAGAAGTATTAGATTCAGTTAAAGTAGCAGACTTAATATCAGCTCCATCTAAATCTTGCAGTAGAACAGCAATAAATGTACCTCCAGCATCCCAGCAATTTTCAACTTTGTTCCAAGTTTTCTTTAATTGACCAGCCACGCTTGCAGAAGGGTCACTACTACTTACTGATGTTCCATCCGTGTAGTTTCCTAATTCGCTTTTTTCTGAATCTTGAAAATGATAAGGTTTACCAGCTTTTGTTCTTGGTATACCTTGTATTTTAGTTGTAGACTTTGTTGCAGCTGTTCTATCTGTTCTGTTGGCTTCTGCTGCGGGTAGGAATAATTTTATTCCAGTTTTATTACTAGAATAGCTTGTTTCTCCTTCTTCGTCAAAAGTAGTAGTTCCAAATGTACTTCCCTCTAGATATCCTCTTCTGCTAGTTTGAATATCATATAACTTTCGTGCGCTGCTATTGCCACTATCTAAATCTGCTGCTATTTCAGCATATGTGTGTGATTCCACATACGTAATTAAGCTTTCAACTGCTGTGACGGTCAGAGAAGACGTTATATAATCACCAGCAGGGTTTACTTCTTGATATTCCCACGTTTGACAATTATACATGCTCTGTAGCCACTTAAGAATATTTACTTTACTATCATGTATCTTAACCTCTCTGTGTCTAGTAATTCTATATGCTCTTTTTGCTACGTTGTTATCTGGGTTTCTGAGTATGTTATAGCCATACGCATCAAGATAAGACAAACCAAACTTATTAAGCTGTGGTATGTTGAAGTAATGTTTAGTTTTGTTGTTACAAAAATAATTTCCTCTTGACATTTTATTTTCCTTTATTTATCTGCACTATGAGAAGACAGTTCTTTGTCGTTTAATCCGTCACCATAATCTCTACTTGTTGCAACTGGAGTGCTAGGTGGAGCAACGGTAAAAGCCTGATGCCAACCATGAGCAATAGGGGCAAACATTTCTGACATTTCTTGCTGTACTGAGTTTTGAAATAATTTAGAAGCTTGAACTAGATTCGTTTGCACTAATCCTGTCATAAAATTTTGAGCCTCTTGACTTTGCATTGAAGATGTTTTTTGTAAGTCAGCTTTAGCAAAACTATCGGGATGAGAAATGTCAGTTTGCCCGCTACCAATTGGGTTAAACGAATCTTTATCATTTAAAACACTGGGCCTTGGATCAACAGACATATTTAAGTTAGTAGAAGAGTGTCCGCTAGTGGTTTTTTCTAGTTCTGAATAATTTCTACTTGTAAAATCTGGAGTTGTTAATCTATTTTCTAGTTTTCTAATAGCTGCACCATAGTTAAACCCTTTTTGTGATTTAGCTATTTGTTTTCTAATCAAACCATTATTGAGATCAGTCATCTTTTGGGATTCTCTAGTAAGTTTTCGTAACTGATCTTCTCGTTGTTTTTGTATTTTTCCAAAAGATTTTGTATATGTTTCCATAGTCACGGAAGTTTCAATGCCTTGAGCATCTACACGGATGTTCATATTACTTACAATAGGACCAAATCCTCCTAAAGCACTACCTAAAGTTAACCCAGAAGGAAACATTGGCAGACTGAAAGATCCCTTTTCAACCATTAGCTGTGCGCTTGTAGCAAGTTCTACTTTGATTCTTCCAGCTTGATCCATTAGCGTGTAGCTTCCGTAGTTCCAAGGAGTAATATTTTCATCATGTATATAATCAACTTTACCACCTATCTGTGAATACGCCTCAGTATTTGATAACCAAGGGCCATAATTCCTTTCTTGAGACTCTAAAGGTATCGCAACTAAATCTGGAACAACGGGAGAAGGAGACATAATATTAATTCTATTAGTTAAATCAAATGTCAATCCTTGATAAGCTTTTCTAATAGCGGCATCTGCATTAGATCTGTTGGCTAAGTCAAGAGGGTCATCTGGATCTGCTATGTCATGAATATTGTCTAGCAAAGAATTTGTTGGTCGCAAAGGCGCATTACCATTTATTCCCGGCATACCTCTAACAACATCTAACATCAAATAATGTTTAATATTAGCAGCATTAACTTGCATGTCCATGCCGTCTCTAAAAGTACTTGAAATCACTGAGACTGCTCTATCTGGCATGGTTATTAAAGCAAAGACTCCATTTTTAGAATCTCCTTTAGACATGTTAGCACTTAGTGCTTCTAGGTCCATCGACGGTATTTTTACACCACCTGTACTTACAGGTAGAGGACGGTGAACTTGAAAAGCTACAGCAAAAGTCTCTTCTTCTTTGCACGTTTCACTATTCCAAATCTTTCCGGGTTCAGTTGCAGTCCATTCAAATGTTCCCCTGTTTCCATAAGCGTTTGTATTATAATCTTTTTTAGGAGGAGCAATATAAAAATCTTCTTCAATATCACACTTAACAAATGCGACAGCTTGCGTAGGAAGAAAAGTCTTTCCATCAACTGTTATAGGGGTGAATGCATACTTTCCTTGATCTAATTTATCATTTGGATTATCAGAATTTTCCATAGCCAAATTTAAATCAGGGACAAAAGTATTATTAGCAGGATTAATAAATTGTTGACTATAATCTGATTTGCTAAAGCCCGCAAAACTAATAGTATGACTATTGCAAAATCTAGCGTAACATTGTATTCTTGCATTAGATCCTTTAAGAAATCCGTTGTCATGCGGCTCTAATGAATGTTTTCTTCTTTCATCAAGAATAGTATCATACGTGTACCATCCACCATCTTTCGCTGGAGCATAGTTGTGAGAATAGCCCCCAATAGAAGTATGCCAATTTGTTTTTAATCCTCCATCTTGAATTGATTCTACACCCGGAAACTGAAGGTCAGAGTTTAAACAAGTTAAATATGAAGCTGGAACCGATTTTCCAGTGTATGGAAAACCATAAGGACTAAGACCTGTAAAGTTGTTTGTCGGCAATGCTGTTATTGGTCCTTCTGCCTTATACTGAGGGTTAGGACGGCTTGGAATTTTTACTAAATATTTTTTCCCTAAACAATCGTCTGAAACTTTCTTCAAAAACTGATATATTAATTTTGCATTCTTAAGCCCACTGCGAGCTATCTTGTCAGATTGTGCAATCGTGGCAGTTGCATTCCTAGCTCTTGCTGTGGCTATAACCCCAGATGATGGCGCTGCCTCGTGTAGTTCATCTTGCATTACATTTGAGCCACTGCCAGCTCCTTGATCTGATCTTTTGGTTAATTCTGTGTCTGTCGGATCACCAGCCCCAGTTGGGTCATGTCCACCAGCGCCTTTCAGTTGAGGGTTAATAAAAGCTCCTGCTTTTTGATCTTCTTCATCTAAAATTTGTGCAGCGTTTGCGGAAACTCCAATCGCACCAGCTTGCGGTAAACCAATATTTCTGGCCCTGTGCCAATACAAAGGCCATCCATAAGGAGGATGGCAAGGGTTCGCTGGTTCACCATCAACAAATGTATCTTCCTTTTCATGAGCAGGCCAGACGCATCTTGGTACTGTTATCTGATAATTATTGCTTAAAGCAAAGACTTGCCCCTCTTTAACTCCAGCAGGAGTATTGTTTGCATACCAAAGGTCTTGTACATCATTATTCTCAATAGATTCTTTATACATACTATTATACATTAACAAAAATTCAGACCACTTTTCAAAAGATACAGACGCTGCACGTAATTCTATTTCAGTTGCTATGTAAAATCTACCCACACCATCTGCCGTAAGACTACTAGCGTCTAAACATATTTGTTGATAAGATCCGTAGCCTCTAGGTATAGTCGGAACATTGTAAGCACCAACCGTTCCGTAAAATGGAATAATAGCCTCTTGTGTAGAATAATTATGCATACCATGAGTTGCACCACCATAGGGGGTGGGAAAATAATACATTGCAGACTCTCTACCACCAGTTACAACTTTATCAGTTGGTTCATTTGTCAGCTCATATCCAATCTGAGAATTAGTAACATCAATATCTTTTCCAAGATCCTTAATATACTTAGCAATTTGCCCCGGTTCAGACGGGTTGTTCTTGCCTATTGCATTAACTTTTATGACTCCTGCACAGTCTGAGCTAAACGTTCCGGTTGAGGAACCGTCTACAATAGGTAATAAGCTGAAAAATAATTCATGATTAGTAGCTTCGGCTATTTCTTGAAGAAAATCTAAAATACTGATTGCATCATAGTCTAACATATAAGCCTTTGGTAATATGGGCATATTGCCAAAATCTAAAGCGTATTTCAATCCTCTGAAAAATACAAATGAACCATACGGTTCATATTCTGGATGAACAGAATCGCCAAATTGAAGATAATTCAGAGCTTGCACTACTCGGTAGTAAGGTATACCAGTAGAAGTTCTTCTTGACATTCCAGTGCCTGTCATTGGCCTGCTTTCACTGTCTTTTAAAGCTTGAACATAATAATTATAGTCTAAGTTGAAATTTCCATTTGCCAATTTTGATGCTATCAAACTGTTGGCTCTACTTTGTAATTGTGCTTTGCCGTCATTAATCCAAATATCCATACCTTGACCGGCAGCATTTAAAATATCTTTGTAAATACTAGGGTCATCTGGATCATTTTGAGCTTTAAGAGTAACGTTACTAGCATTGTGTTCTAAAAGTCCATATATGTTCCAGAGATTAGTTTTGCCACCAGTATCTCCCCCATAGCTATTTAAAATAAGCTGACAATTACCTAATATTTCTCTAGGATCTGTAATAGTAATGCTATATCTTATTCCGTCATTAGAACCATCTGTCATGACAAAAGATTGTAATAAACCACCAAATGAAAAATTATAGTAACCTCTGTTTCCACTAACATATTCGCCATCCTTGTTAAGTATCATTACTCCACCATGCAGGCTCTTGGCAAGTTTAGTTCCATAATAATCATCAATCGTTTTGGAAAAAGCTTCTTGGGTGCTAGTTCTAAACTTTCCATATGAGAAAAACACAGGACTGCCAACCGCTGGCGCTCTCAATTCATCACCTTCACCGTCATGATAAGGGTCAGCGCCTTGGCCTAAAGCTGTTCCATCAGATTCAAAGTCCTTATCAGCAACTAAATTAACAGTGAGTTGGGATGATGAATCTCCAAATCCAGCAGAAACGTTGAAGCCTTGTATAGTAGCACCTAAAAAAGATTGTTGCTCTGTTGAATTTCCTACTCCAGCAGATAATTCTCTATTTACACTATTAAATGACATCGTTTTCTAACTCCTACTTTGACCAAATACTAGAACTATGTAACAAGCTATCATACCTAAGCCCATTTAAAAAATCTAATTTAACGGCATCACCATATGGACTGTAAACTTCAATTATATCAAGCTGTGTTTTCCAGTTCCTCCTTGATATTGGCGATCCGGGGATTAATTCGTTATTACGATATTTGGCTTGCTTTACTATATAATCATGCCCCCAGCCGCCCTGTGCGATGGCTAGTGGATTTGATGCCGGGGAAGATGGTATTGTTAATAAAACTATACCCTCTGATCTTATAGAAGAACTACCATAATGCCTAAATACTGAGAAACTAAACCCAGAACGACTACCGTATGTGCTAGCTTTTGATAATGGATTTACTATTTTCCCCTTTACAAGAATTTTGAAATCAGACTCATTGTCATATAAAGCTCTGGGATAGTCGTGGCTTTTAGAAAATATATTATATTTAGCATGAAAAGGGGTACGCTCTGCTCTCAGATTTTTTGCTAATCCAGTATACGGTACACTTATGTAAGTTCCATCAGCAGCTTTCCCTCTAACGTCATATATTATCTCAACTTGTCCCGAAGTGTTACTTGCTCCCCTGCCGCTTCTATCAAATATTCCTCTAAAGAGAGTGCTACCGTTGGTATCTGGTCCCGTCTCTGCGAAATGATGAGCATAACCAAATGGCTTATTAGCTCCTCCATTAGTTCTTCCTGCCTTTCTCCAAAAATCAGGGAATGAGCCAAGATGATGTGATGCATCACTTGAAGAAGCTGACAACCTGCTAACAATAGGTGCTTCACCTACTTCACTGGGCATATCGAATTTTGAGAAAGTTGTAAAATGCCCAAAAAACCTATCTTTGTGAAAACTACCTAGAACAGATGTTTCCTCACCTTCAGTCGGTGGATGGTTTCTATAAAATATAGGAGCATTATAATTAGTCAAGTCTGCTAAAGGTATTCTATAACCACTGTAAGTAGCATCTGGTGGAAATTTCATTATATATTACTCACTTAATTCATAGGTCCAACTTACAGATAAATTATATCTACCTTCTGTGGGATTCCAACTTTCTGTTGGTGGATCAGCAAACCAATTTACAATCCCCGGCTCATTAGCTGGACTGTATAAACTAACCAGACCAGTAATTTTATCTTTAAATCCTGCTCTAATACTTGGTTTTTCAGCAATTAAACTCGCCCTATTAGCAGTAGGAAATGACCTTGCATTTGAAGTACTGGCAGAATCTATGACGACTTCAACATTCAAGGTTCGTTTATATTCAGTTCTTCCAGCTAAATACTGCAATATTGGTCCAGTAGATCTACCCAAGATTGGGATAGTAGTGTAGACATCGCCGGGGTAAGTATCTTCTATAGTTATGTTTTCATATACAGCGCCTGCAAAATACTTATAAGGACTTGCATTAAATTCTAAAGAATATGTAATTTCTCCCGCAACATCATTTGTGCTGTAAGAAATACTTGTAGGACTAGTGTTCAAATGTTGAGAAGTAACGTGTTGCGCTCTACTAAAAATTCTAGAAAAACCATGCTGTCCTTCATTGCTAATATCGTAATAAGTATTAACAGCATTGCCTATTTGTCCAGATCCTGTTATATTATTATTATTAACAAGCGTATTACCTGTTAACTCAGTATACCCCTTTGAATTTTCGGAAACAGAATTCTCCGTCAAGCCCTTAATCGTTCCTGCTACAGTTACGGTGGGAGTATTGCTTGAGCTATCAGAACTGTAACTTACGTCATATGTTTCTAAAGCCTTCATCCCCGTTGGCGCATATATAAAATTATCAGTTAAAGTGTAAGTTCCTCCAGCTGTGTCTATCGACTCTGCTCTTATATAATTATACGTGATTAATTTATTCTTCTTGTTTATTGCTTCTGTGTCTGCGCCGACAAACTTAGAAGTTCCATCAAGCGAACTCCTAATCAAGTCTAAAGTGTGAAACTCGGATCTAGTGTCTTTCATATACGCATCAGCAAGATCTTTTGCTATTACCCAGCCCGGAGCTTTTTCTGCTGAGTAATCATCTTTTATATCAAGTATTTTTCTTCTATTTCCCCAAGACTTACAAGAAATACTAAGAGAATATGTACCATTATAATAAATAGTACTAATTGCCTCTTGGTCCGTATTATTAACAGCACGGTGCATACCATACTCTCCCATAGAAGGATCAAGACTCCAAGTTTCGTTAAAAGCAGTCAGAACTCCAGATTCAAAAGCTATTTTATTGTACGGCGTGTTGGGGATGGATGACGAACCCATTGTGTTCATTTGACCACTGGGGGTTTGAAAAGAACCGGTATAAGACTTCAGCACAACATTATAACGCATGTAATTAGTATAATCGCCTTCTTCAAAGTTAATACTCTCTAGTTGGCAATCAAATCTTTTTTGAATATCTCCCTTTGCTCCTGCAAGTTTGATTTGAAGTTTGTCATCACCAAAAATATCTTCAATATAATTTTGCGCCTTCCAAGCAAACTTTGCACCAGTAACTTCACCAGAACTTTGTGGCATCGGGCCGCAGTCTAGCACAGTGTCATCACACTCGTCATTAGTCTTAACAAATCCATTTAACGTCAATGTATATTCTGTATTGAGATAACCCGCTTCATTTCTATTGTTTACCGATGATACAGACAGAAATGGAAGAGGACGTAATTGTTTCCATACATCGTTATTATATATAGCAAGAGTAAGATTGCCACCCGTCGTAGAATCAGAAGAAGTTTCTGTCCCATACTTAGTGTCGTCAGCTAGAGTTGTCATTAGAATCCACCATATCCATATAAATTAAGTATACCCGTACCGCCACTAAGAGAGCCACTAACCGATAATGGTAGTATACCAGAAGATTCAAGATTCTGTATTCCACTGGCATACAATTGCAATATTCCAGAACTATCTAAAGCCGAAATGCCGTACAATCCTACATTATTATACACATTTCCAGTTTCTGGACCCCTGCTGAAAAGATTGATAATTCCAGATGTATTGAACGGAGCGCCCTCGTTAAATAGATTTAATCTAGCTCTTTCGCCAGAGCCAAATTCATAAACGCCTCTAATTTGCTTAATAAATGGCCTGTGAGTAACATATCCTCTTTCTACCTTGTCTTGTCCAGAGGCTTCTATAAAGATTTCACCTTGCTCGTTGGAGAATACTAAACCTTCAAACCTATGCGTTGCGTTTGGAACTGTTCCGTTCGTGAAATCAAATTCTATATATTCATCCTTATCTCTATAAACACCAAACACTTTACCCTTTAGTGATGTGTCTGGATGAGAGAATCCGGGGCGAAGTTTTCTCAGCATCGCATCGTTCGTGTAGACAGCTCCAATATTTCCTGAAGTTGGAACGCTGTGGTTCTTTGACCCAATAGCTAATGTATAATCACTATCACTTCGTCTAGATCTATACAAGCTGAGTGACGTTCCAAAGTAATTATTTTCACTAGATCCTTGAGATAAATCTAAATCTTCTAAAGGATTAAGTTTTTGTATCTGAGTCCAAGCTTGCTGCTTAGAACCCCAATCATCAATCTTGTTTTCGTATGTAAATACTGCACCATTATTGAGTACAGTTAGGCCACTATTTGGATAAGCATCACGAACTGATTGTTTAGCGAAGTCGTGCTTAGTTCTAGTCTCTATTGCAAACTGTTCGTTAAATGCTTTGTTTACGAATTCGCCTGAGTTGATTTCAAAGAACGTATTGAAGTCGTGACCCGGAGCGGAGATCGCCATTAAGTCTCCATCCAATACAATGTCAGCACCAAACATATCTGAAACGAAAGCATTATTCTCGATAAATGAATCTGTATAACTATGAGTTCCAATGATTCCAGACAATGCAGTTGCGTCAGTATTCATAAAACCAACGCCCAGCTCATCTGGTCTAAATTTACTTGTCGTCTTCCAAGGTATACCAGTAGTAACAGCCGATGATCCCTGTATAGAACCAACACCGTCTCCAACATTACCAACTTTCTCAATTACATATACAGCTCCAGCTCCACCGTTATGACCAACTTCTACGCCAGTTAATGAACCGTTATCTAATATTCCAGACCAAGGCGTAATTGTTTCATTATTATATGGAGTAAATGGAGATCCAACATACAGTTTATTTTTATGAATAGTTACTTTATATCCAAACAAATCACCGGGATAACCAGAATTAAATACATCAAAGTCTAAGTGATCATGACCAGCTGCTCTGAGTAGCGGAGGTATTCTTTCTGACAATCCAGCGTCTACATAAGTTTGACCATTGTATACATCTTGAATCTTAGAAGTAGACGACCAATACGTTTGATATTGTAGGAATTCATCTACATACCATTTTTGTTCGTACTCTGCCCTTGTCAGTCCACCATAAGTATACGGGGGAATGCTGAAATAATGACTTGGTGGAAGTCTGGGTGCGTCAGGACGTTTTCTAAACTTGCCAGCGTCTTCGGCTTCCATCAGTGACAACATGCCGTCGAACGGCTGATAAGGTATCTCTCGACCCGGAGGCGTTTCTATATCTTTTTTACCCTCCGTGTCAGAGTATTTGTCTACGCCAATACCAGCACTATCATATCCACCAAACCTTGCATTTAATCCAGAGTTATCTGGCAAAGCGTTCACTAGTCTACTCGGACTTGCTCTTTCTGGAGAGATAATTTTATAAGCATTTGGATAGAATTTTGTTTGAGAAAATTCATCAGAACCAAAGAAGTCATCTTGATAATACTGATAAGTTCTAGGATAAAGACTAGCTAAGAAATTAGCTAAATCATCGACGATAAATTCATCTTCATTTAGTATATTCCTGCCCTGTATAATACTAGCGTCACTAATAACAGTAACTCTAGACTTGTTATAACCTGAGAAAAATCCCCCTTGATCATAAACCTGTTGTGCAACAACTACTGGTCCATCTGCAATAACAGGAGCATCGCCATCAATTCCATAGCCAGCTGGGTCTGCTTCTGCGCAAACTTCTGAATTGTTTTCAGCACAGTATTTAGAACTATCAGTGCTAATCTGTCTAATCAAATCTTGTTCATATGAGAAACCCGGAATGGAAGGAATAGAAACAGTTCGATGTTCAAAAATAGGAACAGATGTATTGTTTGTTTTAGTTTCCAACGGTAATCTGACACCAGAAACTCCAAGAAGTCTTGTAGTTCTTTTTTGATCTGGATTTTCTTCTAGCGTCCGGTAGAATTTAGTGCCAGTAAAGTACATATCAATCTGACCACCACTTGGAAGCTGTACGTCAACTTCATAGGTTTTAGGAGTAGAGCTAGCCTCTAAATACTTCCAAGCTGCTTGCTTGATTTGGGTGGAGGCAGATAAATTGTCATCAGAGTAATCTAATATACTTGTTGAATTTCCAACCTTGTCTTCTATGCCTCCAATAATCCTTGTGGGTGTTCTGCCAGTTCCTTGACCAGAAAACGTAATTCCCCTTCTGCCATTTTCTACGTATACTTCAATAGGTTCTATTTCAGTCTCAGTAACAGATTGAACTGTAAAGAATAGTCTAAATAAGTATAAATCATCTTCAACTTCTCTACCAAGATCGTGAGAAAGAATTGAATTATGATCTGGAACATTAAATGTTGCTTTACTAATACCAGTATGTAATCTAGGCTTGCCCTTTGAAACAATTTCTATATCTGAAATACTATTACTTTTCCCACCTAGTAAAGAAGAATTATTTCTTTGTATAGGTATGATTTCATGGTTTAAAGTTGTGCCAATTCCAAGTCTATTGTATGGTGGCACGTTGGTGATAAAACTTGCTCCACCACTAGGAAATCTTGATCGAGCATTTCCGTAAAGAGTAAATGCAGAGAATAAATCTCTTGTACTTGAGTTGGTAACTACATCTGACCTTTGGGCATATCTATTCTTACCATTTAAGAATTTAGGCTTCATGCTGATTCCTAGTTCTTTACAGATATAAGCAGCAACATTAGCAGCTCGTATCATAAACGGAGTCAGTCCATCGTTTTTGGTTTCTTTATTTGGTTCTTGACCATAAGTTATAATTAACCTCTTATTGCCCAAATCTAAGAAATTCTTAATATGTTGTATATCTTCGTCTGACGGCATCTTGTCTGTGTTTGCAATCCAAGCAATGTCATACTCTAAATATTCAGCAGTCAATTTGTCTACATCTACATTTAAGTCTCTAGAATCTATTCCCATGCTATACATTTGGAATGCTATATCACTCTTAATATATCCATCTTTATACGATTTCCTGTCGGTAAATCCTCCAACTTGAGCGATTTTAGCATAAAATCCATTTTGGTTCATCTTACTGCCATAAGCTAGAATATTGTAATAAGCTAAAAGATTTCTATCGCCATCAGAAGCCAATAAAACATCTTTACGCTCTGTATAAGTGGTAGCAATAAGTACTACCTGAGAATTCTCAACCGCTCCGGGTCTGTATCTCTCTTCGTTAACCATGTCAAACTTACCAACAGTAATACTTTCTTCAACATCTTTAAATGGAGTTGAAGCCTTAGCCATTAACAAGCCATCGCTAATACCGTTAGCAGAAGCTGTAGCTAAAGGATCAAAGAATAAACTATCACTGTTTATATCATTAATATTATGATCTACATTAACAAAATTAATTCCACTATAAGATCCTTCGTTGTCTAAATCAGCCTGCCACAAGAAAGAAATTCCAGAGTAAGGAGTGTTTCCATAGTCAAACGAAATATTAGTAGTTGTGTCATATCCAACCACATAGCGTTCTATTCTTTCTCTTTCTGGGACTGCTGAAACATTAATAGTTTTCTTAACTGATTCATATGCAGCTAATATAGGAACAGGTTCGTTCTTAGGTCTATCATTGGGATTAGTGCTGATTTTTGGAATCTCAGGACGATTACAACCCCAATTGCTAGTATTGTGAGTTCCATAAGCATATCCAATATTGCGATGATATGTAATAAACGATGTTTCGCCCTTTGGTGTGACATAAACGCATTGATCTTTATACTCTGCTCGTAAATCTCCCTCATGTTTAATAGGTAAATTACACTTGTCATGCATATCTCTGTAAAGTAATTTTCTACCAGCCCGACTAGAACTTACACCGTCAATTTGTTCAAGGATAGCAAATGGATCGCTTGATTTTTTCATCCCAAATGGAAGACTACAGGAGTACAAATCTACAATATCTTCTCGATAGTGCTTGATGTCACCAACTCCATAGCCTTTAAGTCTACTACCTCTCCTTGCTATGACAGAGGTAGACTTGGCGGGATTAAACGACGACTGTACATTAAAGTAGGCGTTGGTTGATTCAATAAGAGCTTCTCGACTGTCTCTTGCTGGATGTACCTGAAGATTAATATCGAGACGTTGTAGGATAGTGTTGATGATGTTTGTAGAATCAAAGAATATCCCATCGCCTTCATATCGAGGATCATCGGCTACTAATACTAGATGTCTATCACCTTTAGATAGCCACTCTTTAATATTATTAATAATTTCATCACTATTAGAATCCACAGCTGGAGTTATGATGAATGCAAGGCCAGCATCTTCTGGTATTTTTTGATCTTCTGCGAAACTAGTTCTAGAATAATCAATACCCCTAGAAGAAAGCATTTGTTTAATATTTTCAAAATACAAATACTTATCATTTTCACTGGCTAAATCCTCATGCAAGTTTCCATACTTGTAAAACTCTACGGCTTTGTCTCTGTGAGGATAATAATCTCTACTTTCTATTAGTCTTACAGCTCCAGCATTAGTATAGTTTTGCCATTGCCAAGGTTGAGTATTCCCGTAAGCAGTATCATACCTAAACCAAGTTATTGTATTGTCGCGCTCTCCAAGACTATCAGTTGGGCAACCGATTGCTATCATGCTGCCATCGTCGTTCGTGTCTACGCTATATCCAAGCCGTGGAGTAGGAATATACCTACTGTACAGCTGGCTCCAAGCTCCACCTCGATCTGGATAGACTTCAGAATAAGAAAGACTTTTGATCTTAGAGTATGGCTTTATGTTATACGTTCTATAGAACATGAACTTAAGACTCTCAGACATCTCATTAAATATAGAGAGTTTTAGGGCGTTATTTGTTCCAGTAGGAGCTTTTTCATTGTTGTATTTATTGTTAAGCGTGTACCCCTCGCCAAACGTAGCATCAATAATTTCTTTGTTAGATTCTGCTGATAAAAATGAAGGTAAATTATTAAAGATCCTAGTTTGTAATCTACTTTCATAGTCAGACTGCCTTTGGAATACTTGAACAGCGCTTTCTGTGTACGGCGATCCAATAACGATTATATTTCCATCTTTACTGATAGCAACATCATGACCAAACCTGTCAGATACATCATCTGAATATGTAACAGGAGATTGTATTTCTTGGCGTAACTCAAAAGAAGATGTGGCATTATCTTTTTCAAACACATAAACAGCGCCACCACTAGGAGGTGGATTATTAAATTCTGAAGCGCTTACATTAAAAGTTCCTAAGTTAGTAGCTATTAACGTGTGCTTATTGGCAGCTTTAAGTGTAGGAATATCAGTTAAATCTCTTAAGCATCTAATTGACTGAGAAACCCAGTTAGATTCTGAGCTAGAAACTGTTACAGAAGCGTAACCTTCAGTAGCGTCACCCGTTCCAGCTCCTCCAGATCCAAAGTCTTTAACACCATTAGCCTTTGAGTAAGAATAGTAATAATCAATAAATTTATTTAAAGCACCTTTAAATCCATTTGTATAATAACCAACCCTATCAGAACCAAGAGAAAATGAATCATCAACAAAGAATCCCATCAATGGAGGAACTCCGTTGTGCAAAGCAGAAGCGTTAGTTGAAAAAGTATCATGGAATATATTTTTCATTTCTTGAAGCATGGTGGCTTCAGCGTCTATCCAATCCTGACTAGTAGTACTAAGATTCCAATGCCTTGTAGTTAAGTGCTTAGTAACAAAATCAGGCTGTGGAGTATTGAATTCTTCTGAGGATTCAAAAGGTATATCAGATCCAAGGTGTGGTTCTAATATCATAATTTTTATATCAAATTCTACAGCTGGATCTGCAAAATATCTGTACAGTATGTCTCTGTCTTTTAGTGCTTTAAGAACATTTTGCCAAGGTGAAACATTGGGTTGTAACTCATTATTAAATACCATCAACCCAATAGACACTGGCGTAGTAGTAACAGGAGAGAAAGTTCGTGTCCATTTGGAACCCGGACCACCAGCAACAATAACTTCTTTGTCTCCAACCTTTGTTGCATCTACTGAGTGTCCCAGTTCTCGCCCTTCTCCAGAGTTGATCCAATTTCTAATGGTTCCTGTAAATGGTAGAGTTTGACCTGAATCGTCTGTAAATGTAGCAGTTGTGGTTGTGAAATAATCTCTTCTCCATCCAGTTGGTAACACAATTTCTTGCTCAACTGCCCATTGAGCTTGATCATCTTGCTCTGACCAATCATATCCAGAAGGAGCAAGGTTTCTTCTGTATACGTAAATCTTACCATGACTTTCTACTGGGCGAGAAGCAAGGTCTGAGTTTAAGGTGTCATTTACACCAACAATATTATCTGCATACGGAACTCCCACAGCTAACATGTCTTGCACGATCTTGACGGATGAGCCGAATTTATTGTCAGAAAATCTGTTGCTTATTTTTTCTAATAACTGTATTCCAGAATAATTAACTTCTGGAGGAATAATACCACTACTCTCTGACTTACCATAATTCCACTCTTGTAGCTCTCTTGGAACATCAATTATTTCAGAACCAGCGCTTTGACCAGTAATAACCAAATTGTATGGAGCGTTAGGAATAAGATTGGTAAATTTACGAATGCCATAATATTCTTTATCATATCCAGCTTCTACGTTAGAATAAACTCTAACGGGCCTGATGACTCCACCTTCAGCGCATTCTGGTACATACCAAGTTGTATCATGGGTAACTATAGCAGTTTCGGTGCATGAAACGCCAGCGTTGGTGTCGCAGTCTCCGTAACACATAGTATTCACGCCCCTGATCTCGTCATTAGCTGGAATGCTTGCGTACTGATTATCATCTACATAAATTTCAAAACCGTAATTTTGACCATTCCAAGTAAATGCTTCTAATTGGCCTTCTTCTTTACCTACGGGTTGTACGTGATATGTGTACAAGTTTATGTTGCTTGTAATAGTTTCTAGTATTGGCCTGCCTTGAACTTCAAGTGCTAAACTATCCGATATGCTAATTGGATTTTCATCTGGACCAGAAACATAAAAATTAATAGAATTATTTACAGTGATTGGAAAATTAGTTGCGCCATGTCCACCTAATATAAATATACTAAACGAATCAGCATTTGTATTAAATGATTGATCACTAGCATTTATACCTCTAGTATAAAGATTAACACTGGATAGTGACTGAATAGCATCAGAAAATAATCCTTCTGAGTACAAAGTAAATGGATCTCTAAGATTATTTGCTACTGAAAATCCACCTAAATTAGAAAGATTTAATATTCCACTTTCAGCTAAACCTCCACCATTGTGCAGATTCAAATTTGCATAGCCACCGGACCAGCCGGAAGCATAAATATTCATATCAGATGAATGTTGAGTATAAATATTACCACTAGTATATAAATTAACAGAAAGGTCTGGAAGGGTATATGTTTCATGGTTTCCAAACATGACGCTGCCAAACCCACCAGCCGCAATAACTTCTTTAACCGCGCCTTCAGCCCATGTCATATTAAGAGAACCAGCAGAATAAGCATCACCACTAGTATAAACGTTTAAATGTTCGTTAGATTTATCTTCAAATAATATTATATCATCCATCTTGATATCTAATGAATGAATTTTTATCTCAGAGTGTTCATATGAGCCAGATGGATATACTAGATCATACTGTACAAACATCTCATCAATGTCTCTACCAAAGTAATTCTCTGAAAATTCTTTCTTAGTGATCCGCTTGTCGAAGAACGCCCAAGGTTCACTGTCAGAATCAGTATATTGTTCTAGTGTGAATCTACTCTTAATCTTGATCCAGCAATCTTCAGGTGTTACATAATGAACATCTCTACTGACTAAGCCAAAGTTGGTGCTAGCAGAGTATGCACTTTCTTTAGTTGGCGCGTATAAGCTTGCAATAAGTTTTGCACCAACTTTACCGTCAGGCCACACAATGTTATCGTCGCAGCTGTGTTGAAGAATAGTATTTACTAGTAAAGAGTCTTCAGCAAACAAATAACTTCTAGGTAAATCTTTTACAATTCTAGGAGATACAGCATAAAATCTATCTTCTCTACCAGAAAGCTGAACTCTAATCATATCATTTTCAATTTGAGTATGATAAGCTAAACCAGAAGCGTTAACAGTAGGTGGTAGATCTATATTTGTTAAATCTGCATAAGTCTTTCCATGATTGTGGAAGCTATGATAAATATAATCAGTTCCAATTCTTTTGGACATAACGTCAAAGTCTGGACCAAACTGACAATACTTAAATGAGCCTAACTTCCAATCATCTGTTTTCTCGTCTACAAAACGGAATAAATTGTCTGATCCATCCCAGAAATTAATTGAGTTTGATCTAAAGAAATCAAGGATTGTATGTTCTTGGACAGACGCATCGGGGACTTTAGTAGAGTCAATAATATTTGCATGTCCGCTAGCATTAATATCAGATATGCCAATCTCACTTATAAAGGCGTTGAATCCTACGCCAGAGCCAGCAGAATAAGAAAATGTTAAATCACTAGTACCACTATGCATAACAAAAGCATTTGACTCAGCACGAAGTATATCAACATCAGATACTATTTCATTCTTAGTATATAGCCTAAGTTTATTATCTCCCCTTTGATTGTAGGTCAAAACAACACCAAGAGGATATTGATAATTATCATAAGAGAGAGTGTCAGATATCTCAATAATATTAGAAGAATTTTTTTCTTTAGCGTAGGCTGTGAGATAACCATCTTTATAACCTAGAGCGTATTCTAAGTCACTACCGCTATCCCACTTACTAAAGATAGCTCCAGAATTCCAAAGGTTGTAATTAGGACTTGTTCCGCTAACAGTAACATCTGGAGAAAATTTAGTATATACAGTGAAGCCTTCAGACGTTGGTGTATCTCCAAAGTTTAAGTACCCATCTACACCAGAGCATCGAAGCACATTGTCATAAGCGTCAAGTATTTTACCTTCAAGCTCATGGCCCGTAGGACACCAATCAATTGTTTTATAAGATCTAATATTAGAGTCAAACAAACTAGAGTTATTAAACCTTAATCCAATATTCCTAGTTAGACTATCACTTATATTTGAATTAAATAATCCAGAAATAGATACATCACCAAAGTCGTCCATGAATGCATTATTAACAACTTTATTGAAATCAAAATATCCCAGCAGGAACGGTTGGTTTTTTGTGTTTCTTTCATATGAGAAATCGAAAGCTTCTGCATCAAACGGAGAGTCATCGACCTGACCAGTACAACCCCTCCAACGACGAGAATAATTTGTCTTTAACGTGTCTTCTATTTGAGTATATCCATGAGGGACATTTTCTAGCAAGGACAATCCATGAGACATTGAGTTTGTTATAGAATCAGTATCTTTTTTAGTATCAGGGTATAATCTACCTGTTCGATCAGCAAATTTCTTGGATAAATATCCTGCTGTAGTCAATGGGAAAGCTCCAGCAGGAGCATACTTAATAATCAAATCGGCTCTTTGTATGGATGCACCGCTTGGAATTGGGTATATATCTAAGTACAAAGATTCAAAGTATGTACTCATACTATAATCTTTTGATCTGCCAAGTCTTACACTATCATTATATATCTTTAATGGTACATCGTATGTCTCAAAATTTATTCCAGTTACGACAGGGTTTCCTATCTTATAATGATCGCCAGCTGCGTGTTCTATAATAGATTCTTGGAAGTACGCATCTTTATCAGAAATAGGATGGTTAGAAATACCTAAATCATCAGTAGGTAAAAAGCCTGAGTGACTTGGAATTATGCCACTTCCAACTTCTGCATTTTGTAAAAACCCGCCTTGCTCAGAGGTGATAGCAAGAACACCATCATCACTGTAACCAACTACATCAATTGGAAAATCATCATGAAGTGTCGAACCTTTCTTAGCACTGATACGCAATGTTATTTCTTCTACAATGAAAACAGAGTCGTCAGGCTCAACCATCGCCACTTTAGCGGTTCCAAAATCAGATCCACCGTAACGCTGACCTATGAAGAAAGCGCCTCCGGTTTTTTCTTTTACTGATTGAGGTTTTGCATTTTTATATAATAGTTGTAATTTACCAGATTCACTAACTGGTGTAATGCTATCTAAGGTTATCCAACCATCTACAAATCTATTAGCAAGTCTATCTTTAAATACTCCCTCCGCATTATCAGAGCTTGTGTAATATACGTTACCATCTGCATCAGCAGAACTCTTCCAAACATTAACAATACCAGTAGGATATATATTATTATTATAAGATGATGTCAAAACTCTCGTAGGAGATAAAGCTCTTTCTAGTCTCTGACCAGTTGGCTGTGGCATCAATACAATATTCAGCTGACCGTCATGAAGTAATCCACTACTCAAGCCTTCATTAACTATTTCAATAGAGGATATTCTTAAAGCATTCGTTGGGTTTAGCTGATAACCCTGAGTTCTTGTCGATAAAGGCGCTCCATCTAAAGACAAATAATCATTAGGACTACTTGGTACAAACTTCCTTGTAAGGTCACAATTATCTTCAAAGCCTCCATCAAATTTTTTATCAAACGGTTCGTGAAAACATGTTGCATCTACATCAAACGCAAGAAGATATCCACTGTTTTCATTAACAATAGGATAGTCAAATCTATCTAATCCAGTTCCTGCGTAGAACTCTTCAGGTTCTGTTACAAGTGTAAACCAATCTCTTTGTAAGTTAGGGTGTATTGTATAATCCTGTTCTCCAATAACAGATATATCTTTATACTTAGCAATCAAATCTCCTGAAGGATCTAAGAACTTAATATTTTTAATATCATACTTAGGTGGATTATTACCATCATAATTAAATAAAGGAGCAGCGGCTCTAAAAACCAACACACTTTCCATAGGAGTCATGGTAGGATTGGTAACTTCAAATTTATATTGAAAACTACCAGCAGTGTTAATAGATGAAGGGGTTATGTAAGAAGAGTTCTTATCAGATAGAAAGTATCCCGTACCACCATTTTGAAGTACATTGCCTACAAAAACCCCCTCATCTATGCTTCTATATATTCCGCTATTACCTAGCTTTTCATCTACTAAACTAATACCATCATGTTCTATATCTTCATCTTTAATAGGATATAATTTTTGTATAAATCCACTAGCAAAATCCATAAGAGAAAGTTTCTTAGCATGACCTTTCATCTTTTCAAAGAATTTGATTTTCATTGTACCTTTAGAATCAAACTTGGCAGCGAAGTTTGTAATCGGCACATTCATGGAAGCCCTTAGATTACTTCCAGATTGACATCTTGCAAATATACGATGTATAGTTTGAGGAGAGCCAGTATATGTATAAATATGATTGTTACTTGTAGCTGGGTCATATACTGAGTCTGGAATACCATCTAAACCAGACTGTTTATATTCAACAGAGTCAATATCAAAAAGTTGTTCAGGAAGAATTCTGGGTGGCTTCTTGGTAAACTCTCGTTGCGCATTGAAAGATACATCGCTATCTCCACGCATAATTTTAGGCAAGGCGCTTGGGACACTGGAAAAAGAAGCAGCACCAAATCTTGGTTCAGAAAAAGTTTCAGATGTTTCCCCTAAGCCTCTACGAAAACTAACAATAGTTAATGAAGCGAGAGATTTAAACCTAGTGGTTACTTGAGGTTTTGCCTTAAGCTTAACTTTTTTTACAAGATGACCTCGGACCCTACTGGTTCCTGTCATCCTGACTTTAAAAGAATCTTGATCCGCACATCTAACTGACATATATTATTCCTTATCCTACAGTGCCTTCTCTTTGTACTACTGGTTCATTGCCTACAAAGAGATTTTTAAGTTTGGTAGAAACTTCAGCCATAATTTCTTGCTTTGCTTGTGCTGTGATACTTTTCAAAGCCTCACCTCCATTTATATTAACATTCACATCTACGGGTGCGCCAAATGTAATGTTGATATTCATAGCTTCCAACCTATCCACCTGAGCTTTGAATGACTCATTAAATCCTGCCAAGTTCTCACCAAAACCATCTAGTCCAGATAAATCTAAACCACCTCCCAAAGCACTAGATAGGTTTTGAATGGAAGTATTTAAAGGACCAATGGCTCCCGTTAACGGACTAATAGCTCCTGTCAACCCAGCTGTCAACGCATTAAACGGAGCAGTAATAGCAGAAGTAACAGAATCGCCAACATCACTTACCGCTCTTAATGGTGCGGTAATGCCACTAATTAAGCTATCTAACACACCTTTTTGATCTGTAGCTGCTACGGATACTCCACCTGTATCGGGTGTTGCGTAGGCTGCTGTAATTATTTTCTTTAGCTCGTCTAAGCCCATTGAATTAATACTATCAACCTGTTCTGGACTAGTTGCTAGTGAAGCGGCTTGTTCTCTAAGTCTAGTAAGGTCCGAAGGTCCAGATGATGCCAAAGAACTCATTTCATTTAAATTAACAACAAATACTTTTTGTACATCCCCTTCAACCTGTTTTTGGATTCGTTCAAATTCTGACTGCATTTGACTAGGCTTAGATTCAGCTTGTTGGTCTGGTGGTGGAGTGGCTCCAGCAGCGGGAGATGAAACAGTAGGATCAAGACCCTGTTGTTCCATAGCAGCACCAACTGGATCAGTGAAAGGATTGACAATAGGCTTGCCAGTAGCAGGATCAAATTTCTCAGTAGGAGGAGGAGTAGTAGTAGTAGTAGGTGTGTTTGCTTCTACTTCATCTACTGCTTTCTGGACTTGTTTGTTTGCTTCTCGTTCTTGTATTTTAGCAGCTTCCAACATGTTTGATGTTGCTGTTTTTAAGTTTCCAGTGGACTGTGGCAATGTGCTAGCCAAATCTCTAGCTGCGGCTTTTGCTGCTTCAGCTTCTGGGCTTGTTCCAGTTGCAGCTTCTGCCATCCCCTGAGCTACACCGGGAGCTAATCCAGCACTAGAGAGTCCCATGCCAACAGCGTTCTGTCTAACCTGACCAATATCCTGACCCATAAAGGAAGTCACGCCAGCTTGCTGCATTTCTTCTAGTTGTTTATTAGCTGTACCAAATGCAGACATTCCAAACTGATTAGCTAAAGTTGGATCGCCAATCGCTGCTGCGGCGGCTGCACCTTTACCAGCCATAGTATCAAGAAAACCTTCGATATCATTACCAAGTAATTGTTCTGCTGCTTTTTTCTCAGCAGCATTTTTAGCATTGATAACTTTAATTTCATCTCTTTTTACATCTATCAACGCCTTGGTAAGTTGGTAATTTTCTTCAGCAGCTTTTTGAAGTCTTTCTTCATCGGCTTGGAATTGAGGAGAATTAATTGTAGCTTGAGCTTCTTTGTCACCTGCGGCTGCTTCATTTCTGGTTATTCGTTGTTCTTCCTGTTTTTTAGCAATTTCATCATTTCTATTTCTTATTTCATCGGCACTTCCAGAAGTCATCTGAGACAAGCCAACATCTGCACCTGTAACATTCAACTTATCAACAATAGCTTGAGACTGTTGCTGTGGAGTTACTTGAGGTCCACCAAACTCTGCCATGATTTCAGCAGCTTCTAGAGTCACATCAATTTGCTTTTTTACTGCACTAGCCAACTCATCTTCTAAATCCAATCTCTTTCTTTGAACTTGTGCTAGTTTATCAGAAGCTTCTGCTAAAGCTTCTAAAGCTGGAAGAACTTGATCAAGAGTAGTATCTCCTAGATCTGCCAGCACTTTATCAAGAACTGCAAAATTACCAGCCATGATTTCGTCTAGATCTTCATTTTTAATATCAGCTCCCTTTAGAGCGTCTAAAATACGTTCTTTAACGTCTTCTCCAACTCCATCCATTTGTCCAACTACAGCATCAGCAAAAGCTCCTCTTCTGTCTCCAGCATTACCGGGACCGCCAGCTCCTCTTTTGAAATCTGCAACCAAAGAGTCTTTAGCCGATTTACTAGCACTAACGAAGAATTTCTGAGCTGTATTAATAGCCTTAATATTTTCTCTAAACTTAGTAGCATCTCCACCAAGCCTTTCAATTTGAGAAGAAGCATGATTAACAGCTTCCTCAAAAACACCAGCTTCCATTCCCTGAGCTGCGTTTGTCACACCGGCTTTCAAAGTATTAATGGTCTGGTCCATCCTGCTAATACTACCATCAAAACCATCAACTAAATTACTCATACCTAGATTAGCGGCAGAAGCTGCGGCATTAATTCCTTGAAATCCTAGATTCATAGCATCAAATGCTGCTTTTGTTCTTTCAGCTTCTTTTGTGATATTATCAAAAGCTTTCTGAAGTTCGTCTTGATCTGCCAACTCTGCAAGTGCTGGATTCGCTGCTTGAAGTTGAGCCATGAAGGTGTTGAAGTCACCACCTGTAGCAGCTACCTGTTTGCCTAAAGCGTTAATAGCTGGTTGACTTTGGGAGATTGCTTCTTGAGATAATTTATCCTGTTCTTTATTGTTCTCATCAATCTGTGCTTGAGCCTTATCCTCATTTTGCTTAGTAGTGCCAAAGCCGAAACTAAAACCTGTAAGACCAACCATGAAATCACCAACAGCACTAGCAGCCGTTCTGGTATTTTTCATTAACGCAGTATTAGCTTCGATATTTGCCTGTCGAGAAGCAAGCACCGCAGCTGTGCCAGCACTAGTAGCAGCTAAAGCTTCAGCAGCTGAGATGTTTCCAGCTTGAAAATCCTTCATGGCGGCAGTAGCTTCTTTGCTTGATTCTGCTAATGCCTTGTGAGCAGCTGATTGAAGTGCAGCCGCTTTTGCTGTTTTAGTTAATACTTCTTTAGTTTTATCAAATGGGATAAAAAAGTCTCCAGAAAAATAACCAATAACAGCACCAACAGCTATGCCTAGAGGACCAAAAATAGCCCCAGCAGCAGCACCAACTGCCATGCCCGTAGCAGCAGCTTTTCCTGATTCTCCCTCCGCTTGCGTTCCAGCTTGTTTTACGGCTTCGTCAACATCACCCTTTTCTATCGCTTTTTCTTTTCTAGCTTTGGCAGCAGAAGCTACAGCGCCACTCCACATATACATAATAGCTATAGCAGCAGTTAAAGCTGCAACAAAAGCTATGACAGGAAGAGCAAGTAATGCCACTGGACCAGCAAGGGCCAAACTTGCAGTTCCTAATGCCATATTCCCTAGCATAGCAAAAAAGCTTCCACCAGCTTCTGCCACATCAGCTGTAGTAGCAACTGCACTACCTACAGCCTCTCCCAAATCAGTTGCGGTAGCAGCTGCACTTCCTCCAGCCTCTACTACATCAGCTGTAGTAGCAACTGCACTACCTCCAGCCTCTGCAACATCAGAAGTAGCAGCAGCAGCACTAGCAACAGCTTGAGCTTGCATCGAACTTGACGCTCCAAATATAGACGGAAGTAACTTTGAAGCAAAACTTCCAGCCACCTGTAAACCAGCAAGTCCTGCTTTTGCCATACTTTTTACAAAATCAGTTGATAAGAGCATTGCCACCATACTAAGCTGCATAGCCATATCGTTTACGCTATGTAAGAAATAATCCATAGGCCCAGAAGCTTCATCAATTACCGGAAGAAACATGGAGAAGGCAGCTTGTAGAGCAAAGACACTCATCATCATGCCTTCCATGCTCATTTTTGTTTTACCAGTTGATTCTTTTAAATTTTTTGATGCTTTAATAGATTCAGCTGCTTCTTTCTTATCTGCTTCAGCAGCTTCCAAACTTGCTTTAATTTCTTTATTAGTAGCATCAAGTGCTTTTAGTTTAGCATCATTGTTTTGTAGCGTAGTCGTAGCTGCTGTAGCTTCAGCCTGAGTGATTTGACCAAGAGCTGCTAATTGAGTGACGTTAGCTTGAGTGAGTTGATTTTGAGTAGAAGCTGTATTGAGAATAGCAGTTACCAAACTGGTCATCGACTGAGTGGCGACCATTGAAATTTCACCTAGAACACTGATCCCAGCTGCACTGATCATTGAACTTTCACCTAGAGCATTGATCCCAGCTGTATTGAATCCTTCTACTCCACCTCCATTTTCAAATCTTTGTACAATACTACCAACTGGACCGCCCTTATTAAACTTGGCGATTTTATTCATCTGACCAAGCTTACCATATCCAATATTTTGTGCTGACTTTTTATTAATTACAAACTCACCCGGAGTCAACAAGGCAGGAACTGTATCTGGACCTTCTGGGCCAGTACTTCCCATAGCTCGTTTTTTTCTTCTTAATGAATCTTTGGAAGCGGCTTTGTCTCTATTCTGTGATAGCTTGCTATTTTTATCAAACTTGTTGTGTTCTTCTCCTTTGGCCTCTTTAGCTGCATCTTTAGCTTCAGCTTCAGCTATCAATTTATTTGCAACAGTAGACCTAAAGCCCTCTACTAATTTGTTAACACCTTTTTTAGCCAAACTTCCCAAAGCATCTTCGTTAAATGTTCTTTTGGCATCTGCAATTCTTGTGCCATCCATACCAAATACAGGAGCAGCAGATCCTAAGCCTAGTGGATAATCAAAAGTTGCATTAGCAGCGTCACGCTGTTCATTAAATGGTTGGTCTGATAAACCAGTAATAAATGCTTCAAATATATTGCCTTCAACCTGTGCTGGATTAGCTTGTTGATAACCTGTACTAAACTTACTTGGATTAAATTTAGGAGTACCGCCAAACGATTTAGTAGCAAATTCACTAGCAAATTGTGCTATACTGTTCTTAAGTCCTGCCTGAAAGCCTTCAGCAACCTGCGTGTTCAAGGAACCAGACTGTACATCAATTTTAAGCGCTCTGCTAAGTTTTCCTATTTCTGCCTTCTCTGAATCTCTAAGGCGAGGTGAGCCTGTTTTGTTACTTGTGAGGTTACTTAAACCCCTTGCAATTGGTTCCTCTAGTTTTGCAGTATCGCCAGCCTGAAGCGTTGCCATTAAATTTTTCACAACACCTTGAGGCTGTAGGAATGCACCTCCAATGTCTAAATCAGAGTCGCCAACATTCTTGTCTCCAGCAGCTTTCAGTGTTGCAGAAATGTCTTGCCCATCTATTTGGAATCTTGCCCCTACTCCTTCATCGCCTAATTTTTCTTGAACAGTCTGTTTTTTTCTTGCTTTTTTAGCCGTTTTACCATAAGTATGTCTACCTCTTGTAACAATGCCACCAGCAGCATACTTATTCATAGCCTCCAAATTGCCAGCACCTAGCTTCGCAACACTATCTTTTTTAATGACAAACTCTCCCGGCATCAGCATAGCTGGAACAGTATCTCTATTACCAGTTCCGGGGACAGATCCACCTCTGGCAAACTTCATTACTTTGCCACCCTTACTGAATGCGCCCAGCATGGCAGGAACGCCATCACTATCACCAGTAACTGGAACTTGACCTCCTCTGGCAAGCTTCGTTGCTTTACTACCCTTATTCGTAGCCTTTAAATTGCCAGCGCCTAACTTCGCAACGCTATCTGGACGAACTGTAGCAAATTGCTTATATGAATATTGCAGTGGTACTGCTGAACCTTTCCAGCTAGCAGGGTCTGGGCTTGGGAAATCTTCTTCCTTAGCGTATGAACCCGTATATAATTGTGCTTGTGGAACTATACTTTTGCTAACCGGCCTACCATCTTTGCTTCTACCCGAATTAAAGTAAGTACCCCAAATTTTAGTTAGTGCAGATGCACTTACTCTGCTTCTGTCTGAAACTAAGCTTCCTCCTTGCTTCGTCGCTTGTTGCATAGCAGCGTCATATAAAGCTCTGCCTCCTCCACCTGTTGCTTGAGAACTAGTAACTGCAAAAAGTCCACCTCCTATGTCTCTTGCAGAAACCTCGCCGCTACTTGATTGTCCTTTTTTAAATCGGGCAGTAATTATTCTTCCACCAGTAGTTTCAACACTTAATCCTTTTTGATTAGTCTTCTTCGTTGCTTTACCACCCTTATTCATAGCCTCCAAATTGCTAGCGCCTAACTTCGCAACGCTATCTTTTTTAATAACAAACTCTCCGGGCATAAGCATGGCAGGAACGGTGTCGCTATTGCCACTACCCGGAACCTGACCTCCTTTGGCAAATTTCATTACTTTTCCACCCTTACTGAAACCGCCCAGCATACCGCCAACTCCCTTACCCATAGAGCCTAAAAGTTTAATACCGGCGAAAGCAGTTAGTAAAGGTATGATTGGAGCTAGAGCATCAGCTAGTTTTATCAACGCACTGGCTAGTTTTAAGACAGTATCAGCCATTATTTGGAACGTAGTACTAGAAGTAACACTTCTAATTAAAGCTAAAAACTCTTCTTTAACTTTAGTAATTTGAATGCCCAAAGCAAGTTGAGCTTTCGCTGCATCAGTAGCTAAACTTCCAGAACCAGCTTGAGCTACATTTAAAGCAGCCTGAGCTGTAGAAAACTGTTGTAGTAATGGAATGACTTTACCAATTTGTCTAAATCCACCCAACTGTTCAGCAATTTCAATGAACGTAATATCACCCTGCTCTAGACCTGCTAAGGCAGCACTAAGCTGACGTATAGCTTCAAAGGGTCCAACAAACTTACCTTCTAAGTCGAGAAGTTCAACTCCAAACTGTTTAAGATATTCAATAGTTTCAGGACGTTGAATACGTGTAAAGATAGTTCTTAAACCAGTAGAAATACTTTCAGCAGATTCTCGCGTTGTAGCTCTAACGCTGGTAAATAATGCAATCAATTCATTTAGATCACCACCAGCTGCCTTAAACACACCACCCGTTCTACGAATGACAGCGATCAAGTCGCCAGATTCTACAGCGAACTGACCAGCAACCGCATTCAAAGAACCAAGTTGTTCTTCCAGAGCAGCAGCGCCCTGACCAAACTGATTCAAGATTGCTACAGCGCCTTCAGCCGTCTGCGTAATATTATCAAACGTAGGAGCTAATTCAGTTTTAGCTAAAGTAGACAACGCTGTTTGAGTGTCTCTGGCAGATAAACCCGTCTGAGCTAAGATTCTAGATACACTTAATAACGAAGTAGAAGATACACCTAAAGTAGTAGATAATCGAGTAATAGTATTGGTAAGACCTTGAAGAGACTCCATGCTCTTACCAGTAACCTGAGAAACTTTAACTAATTCTCTTTCAAAAGCAATAGCTTCTCTAATAGCATTACCCAGCGTGTTAGTAAATAAACTAACCGCTCTGGTAGCAATAGCCAAGCCAGTAAATCTATTAATATTAGCTTTTAAAGATCCATTTAATTTATTAAACGAACCACTAGCTTGATTAGCAGATTTAGATACATTATTTAGTTGCTTAGTTGCAGTGCCAGCCTGTTGTACATTTACATTTACACTTACGCCCTTTAATTGTGATTGTATTTGTGATACAACCTGACGAACGTTATTTGGTGCTTGTAATTGTAACTCAGCTGTTAGTACGAATTTTGACATATTTTCTTCCAGTTATGCTCGTACTATCCGACAACTATCCACTAATCTGTATTGTTTTTTGGACTACTTTTTTTGGTTATTTTTTTCTTAGGAGTAGCAGGGTGTACATCATCTTCATAGTCTGCCTGAAGAAGCATTTGCCCCGCTTCACTTAAGAGATTACCTTCTCTGTCTATTCTATCTCCACTATCATTAACCAACCAACCCTTATCATTAACTAAGGTTCCGTCTACATCAATTCTATGTCCTTCTTGGTCTACCAAAGAAAGATCGTCATTGACTAAATTAAACTTCTTAAGAAATTGATTTTCAGGCAAGCTTTCCTCATAGGAATTGTCGAGATTATACATCATTTGACCTAAAGCAGAAGCCGCAGCGAATGCTATTTCGTCATCAGCATTTTCGTCATATTCCTCTAGATTCTTATACACTTTTTGATCGTTATCGGTATAGGTACAATTTGCTACTAAAAAATTAAATTTAGCATTTTCAGCTAAACCTTCAGCTGTATTGGATTCAAGTGCAATTTTCTCAGCTATTAAATCCCTTAATTGTATGCGTAGTTGACGTATTTCTATGGCTTTTCTTTTGCCTTCAGAAACCTTTAGCTTTCTACCATCCACACCTAGAGCAATCTGTCTTTCTAGTAATTTAATATTTTCAGTAATAGTATGTTGTTTTTCTTCTTTACTATCATCCCACATTCCGTTTTTCTTCATGAATTCATTCAAGGAAATCTTAGTAAACAATCCTTCTTTGACTGATTCCGTCCAAATCTTAGCTCCAATTTTTTGAGCTTTATTAATAAGGCTAGCATTAGGTCTTTTTACAACGATTTTAACTTTGCTACCGTCTACCTTTTCAACTAGAATTTCCTTTTGTTTTTTAGCCATGTTGTCCTCCGATTTTGTTAATTGGTAAAGTAACCGTGTTAGTTTTTAAATTTATATCATACAAATCTATTTCTGTATCTACATTTCTGATTTGATGATTTCCTTTGTCTAAAATTTCTGAACGCAGTGTATTGAATAATTCCTGCATTTTTTCTGCGTCTTCAGCACCTTCATCCCATAAAAAACTAAATAAATTCTCTACTGAAGAAATAGCTCCAATCATTGTAGTTTGGACTTTTTTCTTAATAATTCTTTTTAGTCTTTCTTTAGACTTTATTCTGTGCGTAGGTTTATCTCTAAAACTCATTTTTGTTTGTTTCCTTTCTTAAATCCTTCCATTATTTCTTTTCTATACTCCGCTTGCTTGTCTGAAAATTTATGATGTTCTAGCCTGCCTTCTTTATTAAGCTGTTCTGCTCTTCTTTGTTTAACTGCAAGAGATGATTTATCGTTTGAATTAGAAATAGCAGCAGCTTCTTTTTTATTACTAGCCATTATAAATACATTTTCAGAAGATTTAATCTTTTCATTTTTAACAATATCTTCTGTAGCTTTCTTGTTAGCTTCGGCTTCTCTTTTTCTTCTTTGTGATACAAACCATCCGTCTAGAAAATCATCATCTTCTATTACTTCTTTTGGGGGTGTGTCCATAGACTCATGTACGCTATCGTAAGTCCTAGACCATAAAACTATATTCCTTTGATTTATTGTAGGTTCTTCGTTTATGAATAATCTAATACCAGATTTTTCAGCCATAGACCAAAGAGATCTCCAAGGCTCAGTTCTACAAAGTTCTCTTATTTCTGTGTCAGATAAAATATTTTGTTGATAAGCAACTATCAAATCATCTATATTATCATCAATGTCAAATGCGCTTTTAATACAACATTTCTTTACTATAAATAATAGTCTAGACATCTCTGCATATTGTTCAGCAGACTGCATGTACATAATATTTTTCTTATGCATCAACGTACCAAGAAGTTTTTCTTGTCTTCTCAAACGTTTTCTGTGTTTTTTTACAAAATCATCATTCAAATATTTTTCATATAACTCAAGTTTATTATTGTCAATAGATTTTTCAACAGTTTTTACCGCCTCGTCGTCTATATCAGTCCAAGCTTCTGTAACTAGCATGAAAGCTTCCAATTCCTTACTGTCCATTAATCCGTCTGATCTTGCCTCTTCAAACGCTTCCATATAAGCATCGTAAGAGTCTATCACATCCTGCAACTCAGGAGGTCTTATCGAAATATTAAAATTTTTTATGTGTACTTTGCCAGATCTTATAGTAGCAACAAGAAACTCCCGCAAGCGTAGATCCATATTATAAACCTCGATTACGGGAGTTCAATTGTTTCCTTTAAAATCCAAATACATTATTTATTACTCAGCATTACAGGCATTGTCTATAGCAGTCCACTCCGTATTAATACCTACACTGTAACTGTTATATCCGACATAGGAATCGGTGATTGTTTGATTGCCACCACCAGCGTCTCCACCAGATTTAGATGTACCCGTCCAATTCATAGTACCAAACGTAAATGTTCTATTGCCAGCCTTAATGCTAGCATTCGTTAGTTTACCACCAATATCACATTTATTTTCACCAGTATTTGGGTCTAATCTTTCATTGAAGTTAAAACCCTTTGACTGTTTATCAGCAATTGACTCTAATTCTAGAGTAGTTTCTACAGGAAAACCAGCTGCTTTAAAGTATGGGAATTTATTACCAAGTTGCAATAAATCTTCTCTATCAAAGCTAACTGAGAAGCTTAGACTTTGGAGACCACCCAAACCAAACGAAGCACTAGTGAGATGTTTTCTCTGAATAATTCCAGAAGCTGACGAATCTGGACCGACATCATTTGAAAGAATACCGCTCTCGTAAGTACCCTTCGATGGCAATTTGAGGAGGCCGCTTTGCCATTCGCAACTGTTTCCTACCAATGTAACACTTTCAGTTGCTGGACCTTCAACGCCAATATTTAGGCTGTAATTAGATAAATACATACCAGTAGCTGATACAGAACCATGAGAGTTCTTGGAGTCATCATCTGCCGTTACCATAGCTATATTAAAACGTCGTGAAGCTGCCGTGGTGAATGTATTAGTTCCACCCGCAGCATCGTTGGCGCAGACATTCCACAGAGTTCCATCCTTAGTGAATGCATCAATAGTAGCTGAATCTGCACCCGGATAAATACCGATTGCTCTTTCTAAAGTTACTTCGATACTTGGTAAACCTTCAACATTCTCAAAAATCTGTAATCTACCCAACTCAAAGAGTTGTTCATATTCTAAACTAGTTGTAATGCCAACGGATTGAACTAAACTGGAAACATAACCAGCTGTTGTCTTTTGTGTGTCATTATTGCCATTAGCGGCGCAGGGACACAAAGTCGCACGTTGAACTGCATAATAAACTCTATTACTTGCCATCTGTCTCTCCTATATATAGGTATATTGTTGTACGGGAGGTTTAAAGATCTAGATCTGTATAATTATACACAAAAAAACCTATTTTATAACCTCTGTTGTTATTCTTACTATTCCACCAAAAAGACTTGAATTTAACATTTCCATACCTTGAACTCTTGGGTCTAACAATCTCGCAGTACAGTCTTTATAGCCACTACGAAGCTCTGGATAACGAGGCGCTCCAGAAACTGGAAACCCTTGATAATCAAGAGGAAACGCACCGTTAGATGCTATTTTATTAGAATCTAAAATCGGGACATGGTTATCAGCCTGTAACGACACAATGTCTACAAGCTTATTTCTGGTCATTTCATCCTCTGCTAGACAGTGAAATAATACATCTGTCTTTATGAATTTTCTTGCGAAATTACCTAATTCTAGGGGTCTAGAGCTTCTGCTTGGAACTATTTCAATAGCAATAGCTGGAAGCTGAATTCTCATTTCATTAGGTATTTCATAATCTCCTTTTGTATCGTCATTAAAAAATGAAGACTTATCTAAAGTCCTATATTGTATCTCTCTTATAAAAGGTAAATTAGAAGCATATAATACATTAATATATTTATAACTATGTTCAGCTTGAACTTTACTGCCAGATGGAATGGCATCATCAAATACTACTCTTCCATTAAAATAATCGACATTGTGGGAATAATCTCCAGCAGTAGTAGATGGATAGAAAACATCATCAACATATACTCCTGATAATCCGGGTTTAGTGTCGTTAGTACCCACCAGAGGGGCGGTAACGCCATCAGGGTCAATACCGCTTTGCCAAACCCAATTGGCTCTAAAACCGTCCCAAGCCTTTCCTGTGGCAAAATGGGGGTGAGAGGTTAGTTTTAGTTTAGAATAATCAAAACCTCTAGGGGAAGTTTCGCCCAAGCTGGAATTAAAATAATTACCTTTTTGTAGCAATTCCCAATCAAAATATTCAACCAGACTGTCTAACAGCTGATTGTTTAAAGTTGCGTCAAAAATATTATTAAAACCTATTAATCCCATTATCTTAGCGCATCCTTTAATACTGTAGATATTTGATGTTCTTGAGTTTGACCTATTAAAGCTCTAGTAATAAAATTATCATCTGAAGTTCCTGAAAATTGAGGTGGTACTCGAAACGCTCCTCCTTGAGACATATAGCCCAAGCCTGATCTTCCTAATCCACTTTTAGGGTCGTATGTGTAACCAGCTACAATAATCTCATCTCCTCTTTCCAATAACCACTGTAGCCAATGCAAATCACCGCTTTCGTATATGTTGTGGCCTTCGGGCAAGTTGAGTAAATTGCTAAAAGACGATGGCTGGAAGTATACATATACGCCACCATTTCTTAAATTTTTGTTGAAGTTTTTGAATTCTACATAAATACTATTTACAAACGCTTGACTAATAGCAGATATGGCTACAGAGCTTTGTCCAGAAGTTAAACCAAACGCTCCAGCTAGCTGACCTCCTGAAATTGAAGTTATTTCCGGGGAGGACATTAAAAAAGACACTGCTATATTTTTACATTTATTCTGAATATCCCCTAATTTTGATTTAATTTTTTGATTAATTAATTGAGCCGAAGCTTCGTTGACACGGTTCTGGATAACCTTTGTACTATCTAATAGTTTAATGCCTTTAAAATTACTCATGCTCTTTTCCAAAAACAAGCGGCATATCTATCTTGTTTTAGTCCCATTGGGATAGGGTCTCCATGTCTAACAAATCTGTATTCTCTGTATCCTTTTATGTCTTTATGTACTATTAATGCAGCAGCTTTCATTAACGCCGGAACATCTGTAAACATAGATATTGTTTGTATAGATCCATCAGGTATCGCTATATCTCCACCAACCTTAACGAATTGTTTGAAATCCCAGTAAACTTTTAATTTTATATCAGTAAGTACTTCGACCTCTTTTATGGTTTTAGTTCCTCTGTTTCTGTCTCCACCATTTCTTCTATGATCATTAATAGTATTCACACTAGGTATATTATCATCTGGATCATATGGTGTGATAATTTCTTTTTTCTCTATAGAAACTAATTGACAAGTAACCCCAAACATATTAAATGTGGAATCTATAACGTCATTATATGTATCAAATACACTGTCTGGAATATTTATGGGCATGATGTATTAATCTTATGTACTGAGATAAAGAAGTGCATGTCCTGAGCGCTATGTGTTGATGGTGCGTAAAAAATACCAGATACAGTATTTACAGCAGCAACAAATCCATGAGTTACTAAAAGGTTGTCCGAAAGATTTCCAGATGGTGAAATATTAACTGTGTATTTTTGTGACCCTGTTGGAGCAGAAACTCCGTCTACAGTAAATTGAACCCCAAAAACAGTTCCAGCAGAACAGGCATCAAGAGTTTTAAGAACACAAGATGTGTGTGGATATAAAACCCCAGAAGCATTATCTAAGTATGTATCTATGCGACCAGAGCTGGCTACTTCAAAAGAATTGAAATCAGTATTAGAAGTATTGATATGATTCGTGAGATTAGTTTGAACATCAACTATACCGCTATTTAAAGCTCCAGATGCTTCTAAAATTCCTGAATCTACATAAGTAATTATAGATCCAGATGTAGCTATTAAGTCTTCGTCTGAAGTAAATATAGTATGTAGATCATTTATTGGTAAATCGCCACTCGCTAGTGGTCTGAAAGTTGGATAGTCAGCAGCGCACGGTGGGCTACCACAAGAAGTATTAGGTCCAGCGAAAACTTGACCAGCGGACTGTTTTTTTAGTAATAAAAATTGATTAACTACACCGCTAACATCAAATACTAAATGAGAGTTGGTAGTGGGAGTAACTCCAGCGTCAGTTCTGTTAGGCTTAAAGTGTACAAACTGTGTGCCTCCACTATAGGGTGATGCGTCTGAATTTAGACCAACACTAGAGCTATTCGCCCCAGTTGTGTTGTCTTCAAAATAAACTCCAGTTGGACCTACATAATACCCAGAAGCTCTAACTCTGGATGAGTAATCTGATGCCGCCCCACCTAGATCTAAGCCATACATGGGATTGGATTGGTTTACGCCTATGCCACCAGCTTCCCTGAACACTAAATTAGAAAAGTAATTTAAGATATTTTCTGAGTCCCAAACAGCAATCCCGTGACGCTGTGGGGTGTTCAGGCTTGAATTTACACCAGATCCCATCATTACAGAATGAGTTGCTGGATAAGTAGAATATACTTCTTTTGTTCCATCTGGAAAGCTTACAAGGCTATCGTCAGAATTGCTACTTCGGAAGGGGCTTCTTAGTATAGTATCTACATGATAAGAATCTACAGTGCTTTCATCTTTGTTTTTAAATAAACCTGACCCAACTTCATATCTAGTACCATCAGTGATAGCATAAAATACTACATCGTCATGAGCATAGAACCTTCTAAACTCGCTAAATCCATTAGCAGCTCCTGCCAGCTGGATTTCATTTGTACCAAGTACATATGATATTTCTTTTACACGATCATATAAATTAACGGCGTTTTGAGTCACAGTAAAACTCCTTATGCGGGTACGTAGCTAACGGTTGGCCCAGCAGGAGGAATAACTCCAGAAGGGTTTCCAAAAATCATAATATCATTTACTTCTGCATCCCTAAAAGCATTAGTATCGTCCATAACATAAAATGTAACATATTCAGCGGTACGCTCTACGCATATGGCTGAGTTGCTATCAATTTCTCCACCGCTTGCGTTACTAGATTTAGCATTGCTAGTTCCAACAGCGCAAATGTCGGCAGCACTATCGAAAGTATTAGGAGTAAAATATATTCTGAACTTACCAGCTTGTGGAACTCCACCTTCAGTTACACGACGAACACTGCTAATATTGTAAGAACTCCTTACATCTAAAGTGTCTGCTTCAGCAACACCAGAGACAGAATTGAAATTAACCCAAGCTTGAGCAGTTGATCTACCAGTTGTGATAGTACTTGTATCTGTATCAAATTCAATATGGGTTTTACTACCAATATGTAGCACTTCTTCGTTTGCGTCTACATATTCAAAATTAATACCATGACCAATATCAGCAGTAGACTCATTATTAAATTTAATAAAGTTACTGCCCATGCCTAAGTCACCACTCATAGATCTAGTTCCAGCACCTAGTAGATACTGAGTATGATGATCATTACTAGTACCAGTTAGATCTTTTAGTTCGCTGTGGCTAATACCAGTAGGCCCAAGATACGGCCTTGTTTGCAGAGCTGTACCATCTGGATTGCCATTATCTTCAAAGACAATTCCAGACTGAACTAGTAAAGTACCACCACTAGTAATACTATCAACTGTGCTTCTACGTAATCTAATATCGCTGATAAATTCTTTATTAGCAACGTCCCAATCTCCACTAGCTATTACATACGGAATAGACTCACAAAGATTAAACATTGTCTCTCTAACATCTTTGGCACTAATTTGACCAGCGTTATTGTCTGGTAATTGATTACTAATATCATAAAGTAATGTGCCAACTGTGGTTTCACTTCCAATAGGTTTGATTGCCATCATTTTCTCCTTTAAGATCTAAAATAACCACCGCGATGGTTATGGTCTGAATTTGTTCGTCGTACAAAGTCGCTACCGGGACTGTACGGTCCCAAAACTGCGTGTCCTGCAATGCTCTTGCCAGCTGAATAATCAAGAACAGCTGCGTCATATTTAGCACACAGGTCTTTATGTAATATGACTAAAACGGATGATACACCTCTCAAATCAATAGCTGAAGGACCATCTTTGATTGAGATCGAGTTACCAGCCTCTAATCTGATTTCTCCTCCTATCATGATACATGCAGTTTTTAGACAAGCCAGCGTCACAAACTCTGTTTCCTCTGTAGCAGAATCTGTAGGATCTGGAGACAGGGTAGAAGCGCCCAAGTTAATAGTATACTCATTGCTAAAATCAATATCATTATTGACAAACGTAGCCGCCACCAATACACTAGTCTGTATTCTGGAATCTGTAAACTTATAATTAGAATCATCAACATCGCTAATTAAATAACGCACAATAGTCGTCATATCGGTTTGCCAAGACATAATTCACCTGTAGTACTGGAATGGACACCCTTGTAATAAATTATACACTATTTTACCTTATGCTTTGTTCTGTATATAGCTAAATGTAGCATTTTCTTAGCAGCATACCTAAAAAACGGCAATTTGCGTTTAAGGGACTCCTCTTTTAACCAATCTAATATAATATTCTGATTATTCTCGCACCAATCTAAACCGTTATCGTTCATAATCTTGGCTCGCTTTAAGCAAGAACAATTTGGACTAACCTGTATGTTGAACATAGATAATAAAGACTTTAGCTCTGTTCCTACTCCCTCTCCTAGATCCTCGACGGGTCTTGGAACAAACTCTCTTTTCTTTGCTGGATAGGTGGGGTGGTTGACATCTATTACCCACATGTCATCCTCTAGCTGTTCTATAACACAAGGCATAACTTCCTCTACAGAGTACCCTCTCTGTTCACATCTAGCTATCAAGAATCTTTTATGAGCTGTATATCTATCCATCGTATGGTTTAAATCTCTCTTTGTAGTTTGCCATCATCATAGTCTGAGAAGTAGCAGAAACACCATTATTTGTAGCTATACACCTAATCAAGAATCTACGATCAAAAAGATTTTTTGATCCATCATTAACAAGACCTTCTTGATAAGTAAGTAACCCATCATGATAAATATAATTCGTAACGTCTTTATATATCATATCATATGTATGTCTGACTATAAGTGTTGCCACATTAGTACCAAGAACAGGAATATTTTTTCTCCTTAGATTAAAGCTACTATTATCTAGAGCAGCTATTCCGTCCTTTTGATTTTGCGTGCCTGTGTCTGCGAACTTTACGTTTGAAGCTGACTGCCAGTTTAAACCATCCAACTCATTAACACCCGGAATGAATACTCCACCTTCCGCATCTAAGTCAACATATTGCCATTTATATGTTGTTCTTCCTACTGGATTGATAACACTAACATCAACATTTAGTTCATAATGATAATTCAATCTAGCATACTGATGAACTGTTACCATGTCGCTCCGACTACTAGAACTCCTGTTGATAACCCTCCTGACATACTCTAAACCAATATGATCATATCTAGCTGAATAATAAACATCAGGAACATCTTCACCAAATGGTGTGCTTTGTTTATCTTCTAGCCAACTGTTGTTATATTTAGTAAGTAGCTCTTTCATATCCTTATGACCTAAGCTATGAGCTAAACCGTTTCCTTTTATAAGCAAATCAAAATCATGATAATCCCAATGTGTTGGATATGTTAAGGGAGATTGACTGTTCTTAATAATATTAAAAGATACTTGAGTAGAAGGATCGACAGTTGTAGTAGTAGTTGTAGACGTTGTAGTGGTAGTAGTCGTCGTACTTGTAGTTGTAGTCGGAATAGTAACTGAAACAGTATTGCTAAATTTAATTTCGGGACTCATGACGCGAATTCTATAACTTGCAGATCCAGCTCTTGTGTCCGTGAAACTAATTTCTTCGTTGGATTTAGCTGTTTGCATAGTAGTCAGCTTTGTTAGACAATCTGTATTTGTAAGCTCCCACCAGTACTTGATATCAGAATTATAGTAAGATTTAATTTGTGCAGACAGAGTTGCTTCACTAGCACCAGTTGTGACGCTCAAATCTTTTACAAACGTAACGCTATCGGGATGAGGAGTTGTGGTTGTTTGATAGTTAATTTCCTCGCCAGTGTAAAAACTATCCAAAGGAATGCAAATGCCAGAACCAACTTTACCATACAATGCATCTCCACTATTAGTTACTCTCATAATCTGAGGCAACCTATCACAGCAAGGTTTCCTATCGTAATGGCAGTTGCTTTGTATTGTAATGATTAAAGAATTTTTATATAGATTAGTTGTACCAGTTAGATTAAGAACTAATGAAGGTTTATCTATTAGACTAGATCTAGCTATTTTCTGCCTAGATCCAAATGCTCCAAAAGATTTATGACCAAGAGTTTTCTTATTAACTTCATCTTGTACTGTAACTGTTATAACATTCTCTAGATTCATACGGTAAAAACCATCTAAGTCTATGTACAACCCTAACTTATCGGGTGTAATGTGATCTTCGATAATATTTGTGACGGTAACAAACTTGTCTTCGCTTTTTAAATATATTACATCTGAATGTATAAGCCCATAGTCTTTAGATGTGGAGCCTTCTTTGACTAAAACTCTCAAACCATATAGTGTATTCTGAGTTCCAAAAGCAGGGTCTGTTTCCACAAAGTCATTTGAAGTGTCGGGCATATTTTTATCTCTAGGATAATAATGTCCACCCTTCGGGAATTTTATTTCTCCACATGGGCATTCGATAGGGTCATTTGTTTCTATAACAACATCCAAGGGACTGTCTGTAGTAGTCGTTGTAGTTGTAGTTGTAGGTGTGCCGGGACTAGTCCATCTTAAAACCTTAGAAGCAGAGTCAGTACCATCAGAACTAGTAATAGTAAAAGTATATTCAGCAAACTCTACTGCAAATCTTGATAGTGGTATGGCATATTTGTAACCAATAATCTGAAACCCCAAGAGATTAAAGATAGGAGTATAAGGACCGTCAGCACTTGATAAAACACTACCATTAGACAGGAACCAAGATATCTTAGTATTCCACTGAGAAGTAAAATTAATTGGATTAAAAGTAATTTCTAGATTATCCCCCACAACTTCTAGGCTAGCAGTTACACTAGGATCTGGCTTAGGGGTTGTGCTAACACTAGGATCAGGAGTCGTAGTTGTAGTCGTAGGAGCTGGCGTAGTGTTGGTAGTTGATGTTGTCGTAGTTGTAGTTGGAACAGCCGTAGTGGTTGTGGTTGTGGTTGTGGTTGTGGTTGTTGTCGTAGTAGGCGCTGGAGTAGTTGTTGTAGTAGTGGTTGTTGTCGTAGTCGTAGTCGTAGTCGGAGAAGGAGTGGTTGTGGTCGTTGTAGTTGTGGATACGCTTAAAGTCATCTCTCCATTCATGCCGGAATGAACGCCACATTGATAATACAAAGTGGTCGGAGTAGAATCAGATACAGTCACGACAACTGTTCCTGACTGAGTTCCGTTATTTGTTACACCTGTATTATAGGCATTGCTACTACCAGAACTTAAAGCTGTTTTTATATAAAAAGGATGACCCGTAGAGGATACATTAAAAGTTAAAGTATCTCCAGAAGAAACATTAGCAGATATATTGGGATTTAATCCTGAAGCATCTCCGCTAAATGAATAGTATAAACTACCATAAGAAGAATAAGAAGACACATTGTATGTATAATTAGCCATGTTTTACCTATGGTAGTGGATTCTCTGTAGCGGGACAAGATACTTCATCTATAATAACAGCATGGATCGTTTCTTGGCAATCTCCATCTTGATCTTTTGGTTGACAAGGGTTTAGTAACGTACTAGTTGTGGCAGGACAGTTAGCAGCGTATATTTGTGCTAATGTATCAGTAGCGCCTGCGCCTTTAGCATCACGAATTCTAGCCATTACTGTAGCCTCATCTATATCGCAACATGTAGCATACTTAACAGCTTGCGACACAGGTAAAGCAGCCTGACAGTTTCCATCTGCATCCTCTGAGCATATCAGCGTTTGTTCGCATATAATTTGTATCAAATCATTACACGGTTCTGGGGTTGTAGAAGGAGGCGGTGGCGTAGTGACAGGAACTGGATCTGGAGCAGAAATAGTAAGATTAACCTCACCTCCACCCTCTGGTATTAAAACAGTAACACCATAATAGCATGTAGTATTACTGCTGGTGCGACTAAGACTAGAACTCTGATAAGCTGATGTAGGATTGGCTGAAGTTAAAGTAATCGTAGGCTTATTACTATCTCTCCATTCATAGCCACTATCTGCTTGAACGTATCTATTATTCCAATTAGAAAAGCTACTACCACTACTATAAGTCTGACCAACAGCTCCACAAATAGTAAATGTAAATGTTTCTAAATAATCAGCTGTGTTTACCTGAGCGTTTTGTACATTGTTAAATACATTGACAACTACACACTCCTGCGGTGGAGCAGGCGTTGTCGTCGTCGTTACTACTGAGCCGGTAAGAATGACAGTAGCTGATCCACCATTAACAGGCATGGAGTTCAAATTTACCGTAATGGTACGACTTTTAATAGGAGTAGTAATAGAACTGCCAACGCTAACAGTTACTTCTTCTGCGTTGTCTGTAGCAGATAATGAGGTAATGCCATTTGGATTGTCAGCAACTATAGAAAATGTTTTAGAAGGAAAAACTGGAGATGTTTTAGCTGGGCTGATAAATAGTAAAGTATCTCTACTAATAGTTGTATTAGGAACATTATTAATAATAAGTATATTGTAAGGAAAGTCAGGCGATGGAGTGGTAGAAGTAGTACCACAAAATGCACTTAAATAAATTTTATCATCACGAACATCGTCCCATATTTTTTTCTCAGTTAAATATGAATTTTTGCGTAAATACAATACAAGATAAGAGTTGCCACGGATTCTTTTACCTTCTCCGTCCAAGGCTTCTGGATCTTCTATGTTAAAAGAAAATACTGACTCTTGTTTTCCAGACACACCATAGTCTGACCACTGACTTCCAATAACCGAGACGTTCGGATAGCTTCTCCATTTACCTATCAAATCCTCTGTGTGTTGTTCAGGATGTACCTCTGGAACATCGTCGTCTTTATCAATAGTATTAGTTATATAAAACAAAGTTCCAAAATCTAATATATTTTGATTTGTAACTGAATTAACATATGGGAAGCTATTACCTAGACTTGCAATTAAACGACCACTGATAGTTCCACCAAGATTAACTTGAAACCAAACAGCATTCATATCGCTATGCCTACCGCCCAAGCTCACAAAGAGTGGGTCATCTATATCTCCAATCCCAGACATTTGCCATTCATCAAAATTCTGTATTATCCCAGTAGGAGCATCTGCTCCCCAATATGTTTTATGTTGGTTCTCAGAAGGCCATCCTCTATAAGACCATGCTGGACCAGCTAAATTTTTTGGTAAAGTAAGGCATGATAGACAGTCTCTGATAACTACTTTAATAGGTTCAATTTTTTTATTCATTCTTTTTGGATTGAAATGATCTTCTGCAACCAAGTCAATAAACCAATCATCTTCTTTAACAGGTTTTTTAGTCATGAAGATAAACTTACCGTCAAACGAGAACTTATCTTTATCCAAACCATCTAAATACCAATCCTGTGGACCACAGTAATTAATCATGTCCACATTAAATAATTTCATTTTTATATCTGCTGTTTCTTCGGGAGCAGCTGTAGTCGTAGTAGTTGTTGTAGTAGTAACATTAGATATAGCTGGCACATCTGTAATCCAAAAGCTTTCAGCGCCTTCTCTTAAATCAGCCAGTTGAGATAAATGTCCTTCAAAGTTTACATCTCTATTTATATTAGTAATAGCAAAGCGGGGAGGAAGAGTGTAGGCCAAGCTATCGTCTTCCTGAACTTTTATATACTCAAGCTGGTCAACAGCCGTGAAAACAACTTGTTTGTCTAGATTTAATAAGAATGGGGATATTGTATATAAACCTTTTGTTTCGTCTTGAGTTTGAGTAGGAACCGTTCCGTCTCCGTGGTAAGAAAAAGATCTTCTCGTTGGCATGGACTGTAAAAGATGGAACCACTCTCCTAATAATAAACCTTCCCCAAACTCTCTTGTTCTGTACATAATATCTCGCTGCACAACGTCCGGCATAGTCAAACCAATACTAGCATTATATGATGGCATAATAATTCTCAAGCCACACGTATTGCTGGTTCTAACTTGAGTAATATTTTGTTCCTCATACCAAGGCAAAGTCAAAGCTGGGGATAGCTGAATATCTTGTAAAAGTTCTATCAGTCTATTATTCAAGGATTCATTGTCTGTATCGTGTATCCAAACCCTAGTACTATTATGCCTAAGACAAGCGTAATTTACAGCATTTAAAAACAGTCTAGTAAAAAGATCTTGGTTTTGACCAGAGAATGTAAAGTCTTGAATGCTGAAAGCTTTGGTAAAAGCTACAACACGACCTCGACCTTCTTGATATGAAGCTACACCTAATGCCCTACTCATTACACACCCACTATCCTTTCCCTAGTACCAAAATCAATCATATAATAAAATACCATTGAACTTAATACCTCTGAAGTTGCAGTTCCATATATTCTATAATTAAACATACTTACGTTTTCGGTACTTAAGTAATTAGTATTCCCGTCAAGTGTTTCGTAGAACGCAAAAGAAGAGAAACCACTAATTGTATCAGACCCTTTGCCACACTTGTCTGGATTTGCAATATCACAAATATAGTCTAAATCGCAAGATACTCCAAAAGAATAATTGAAAGCACTTTCTCTGTATAAAACCAAATTAAAGTCTGCTGATAACTCAGTACCTCGCACTGCTGGATATTTAATGTCATAAAATATATTAGTGTGAACACCATTGCTATAGGGCAATACTAACTTGTGATTACTTGGTAAATCTTCTAAGAAATCTTGAGCGTCGAATTTATTTTTAGCCGCTTCAAAATATATACCATTGTACCAAGGAGGTCCAACCAGTGGAGAGTTTGAGTCATCAATTGACGTACCAGTTATTTCAGTAGGAAATGCTTCTCTAGATACCATCATCTGCAATGGGAATAGAAGCCTACCGCTATCGGGAGTTTGAAAACAAACGCCTTCATCGTTTTCTGTTATTTCTGCTGTGTGGTACAAATCAGAACACAATGGAGATAAAGTAGTAGTGGTACTGCTTGTAGTAGTGGTGGTAGTTGTAACGGCTTCACCATTAAACAAAATAATTGCTCTGGTCTCAGGCTGGTTGGGCATCTCAAAAATGATTGGATATTCTACTTTTTTCTTATCTGGAGAAATTTGTGGTATGGCAAATTCTTGAGCAATAAACTCAGCGCCAGTTCCAGCAAAACTAATCAGTGGAGCTATTTCAAATTCTAGCTCACCAGAAGCTGTTATAGCTGCTCTTGTATTTCTTGTTTCACCTCCGGGTCCAGCTAATATCTCTGCATCTCTGTCAGAAAAACCACCCACCAAGCCAATATCATCATAATCTATACGGAATGATGAAAACTCAGGAGGGATAGTTGTTGTTGTTGTAGTAGTAGTTGTTGTTGTGGTTGTTGTAGTCGTGGTTGTCGTAGTCGTTGTAGTCGTAGTAGGGGGAGGAGTAGTAACTGGAACATAGCTTAAAATGCAGTATCCACTACCGCCTTTTCCGCTTTTACCAGCGCCGCCACCTCCCGTTCCGCTGACGGCATTTTTAGAAGGTGTGCTACCTCCACCTCCCAGACCTCCATCAATAGAAGTAGAATTTACTGGATCTCCAGCACCGCCTCCACCATAGTATTTATATTTATTACTGTGCGTAGTGATAGCTACTCCATCGCCACCGGGACCAGCGTTTTTAAATTGATTATTTATACGTATACCAGCAGATCTTCCGGTTTCACCAGCTCCACCACCGCCTCCTCCACCGATGTTACCAAAAGAGGCTCCACCTTTATTACCTCTAATGCCTTCAGCACCAAAAGTATTACTGCGACCACCAGCTCCTCCTCCACTAGCACCTCTACGTGCATCATCTAGAAAAGCAGATCCACCAGCACCACCGCCTAAAGCTTTAATTTGCACAGGTGAAATTTCAGTATTAGTTCCATCAAGACCAACATCTCCACCAGTACCTATGACAATCTGATAGCTACCTGTTGGAAACTTATAAGAAGCTTGGTATACTTCTCCAGCTCCACCGCCTCCACCACCATCAAACTGACCACCTCCACCTCCTCCTCCAACCAATAATATGTTCACGTTAGCGAAAAAACCATCGCGTTGGTTAGCGTATGGAAAGATTGAAAAAGTATCATTGCTAGAAAACTCATGTACTATCAAGTTTTTATTAATAACTTTTTTCTCTCCACCGTAAGCATTAAAGTAAAATGGAGCTTCAGTAGTGGCTATAGCAGGACAGATAGCACCACTGTTTGGAATCTTGACGTAATCTTTCAAGAACTTCAATGGATGAGGAACGGGTGTCGTAGATGTAGTCGTACTTGTAGTTGGACCGGGAGTAGTAGTTTCAAATATAGCATAGGGGCGATCTTGCGCCCCCGGTCTTACACGACGATTTCTTTGATCTGGCCTAAAACAGCCTGACGGTTCACAACGAGCCATTTATCAGTCCTCATTAATTTTGTCCAGTTATTGATATTGGTCTATATTCATTACCAATCTTTATTGCTATAACATAGTCTCCTGTATAAATTGCTATATTAGGATCTCGTAAAGTTACTTCTATCTCACTAGGAGGAACAGCAGCTGAATCAGCATCAACAAATTTACTACTGCTGTCTACAACCTTACGCTTTATATAAAATCTTAATTTATCGTCAGAGTTTGAACCCGCAGAGATTCCATCACTAGGCCAATCACCACCCCTATTGTTTGGAGATGGTTGTATTATTGTAGTCACTACTCCCTCGATAAACAAAGCGTCTATCCTAGTATCAATGCCGTCTGATCTAGTGGACTGTGCGGATATGGCATTAGAGTTAGTAGTAATATTAACTTCAGCGTTATCAAGCTCTGCTAAGAAATTAGCATTAGGAATCTTAGTTCCATTAGGGAATAATATCTCTCCACGAACTTTAAGGTCTGAGTTGAATTTAACGAACTGATGATTGGTACTGGCATAATTTTCAGTTGCACTTGGCGGTTCATTAAGTGTATCTATGTCTATAATGTCAATCGAATATTCATTGTCAAGCATGTAGTATTTTCTTTGAAGCTTAAAGTTGCTATTAAATGTAATACCACCAACTTTATAATGTGTGCTGCTCTGTTGTATTAATATATTTGAACTACTAGCATTAGCATTGGGGAATACTGCAAGAGCGTTATTTGCACCAAAGAATTTATCAATACCATCTGTCTTGGCTCTAACCGTTGGAGTGCCATGACCCATAACTATACTATTAGAGTATGAAGTTGTAATACCTGTGCCAAGTACAATGTTATTACTATCATCAGTACCAGCTGTTAAATTAGAACCAATAAAGATATTACCATCACCTGATGAAATTCCTTTACCAGCACGATAGCCAAACGCAGTGTTATCTGTTGCATTAGCTCCAATGTTAGTAAGAGATTCATACCCAAAGAATGTATTACGCTCTGTAGTACTGACAATGTTAGATCTTTTATCTGGCGCTCTAATACCAACAAACGTATTGCCTTGACCGTCTAGGGCTACGGCTCTATCTGAAAAACCATCAAGAGAAGAGGCTACCAGATTAGCATTAAATAAATTACCACTACTATCAACAAAGGATAGATTAGTAGACTGAACATCTTCATCAATAAATCTTGTAAATAATTGACCATATCCAGCTACAGCTGTTGGTATGCCTGAAGCTTCACGTATTGCAATAAAAGCATTAGAGTTGTCTTCATCTCCAAGAGACAGCATTGCTTCTGGACAGCCCATAGCTCTGTCAAGTATAGCAAGATGTCCTGAATGTCCTACTGTTAATGCTTGATGTGTTGTGCCATTGTCATAATGATCAAAATCAATTGTTCCACTATTCTTAATGTAGTGAATTCCCATTCCATGTTTTAAGCAATTTTCATCAGCAAGTATTTCTAAACCAGCGGTATGATTACTGTCGTTTTCTGCGGTAGTTCTAATAATAGCATTGCCAGTACTTCGCACATTGAATATAGTGTCAGGAAGCATGGATTCAGAATGGTCGAAATTACTTACACCAACATATCCCTCGCTACCGTCTTGCAATAGCATGAAGCATCTCTTGGCATATGCGCTTTGGTTGTACGAAGAAATAATAAATCTTTTAGGATTTTGACCTTCTTGTTCATTAAAGAAAGCAGGCTGTGGGAGTTCAGAGTTAGAGATGTAACCCATTTGAAATCCATCCCACTGCTCAACACCATTATCAAAAGTGTAAGCATCTGTATCATTTAAGAATCTTTGGAATAAATTAACTCCAGACTGAGGAGATGATACCGTAATGGCAAACTCGCCAGTGTTGGCAGCTAGAAGTCCAGAGTTGGCTATGAAGTTCCAATCACCATCACCTACTCTATTAGTTGCGATATTATGCTCAGGGCTGAAATATCCAACACCATTTTGCATGTACAATCCAAAACCATCATGACTATATGTTGATAAGTTTAACTCATCTTTGCTAAGTATTCTTTGTGTTTGTACGTGTCGTCCATTGTCAACTGATAAACTAATATTACTATTCCAAGACGAACGACTAAAAGCATTATCTTGTTGTAGATTAGCTAGCTCTGTGTTCTGTGATTTAAATCCAAATGAATATGTTCTTTTGTAATCTACTCCCTTGGCTTTTATTTTTATTCCAGCTTCATTCAGATCTTCGTCTAGCATCTGTGGTTCTGGATATGGTTCTTCATTTGAAGGATCATAATAATCGTATAATCCAGTTTCACCACCACCATCAATGGATGTAATATCTCCAGTGGAAGCTAGATATAATGTTTTGTTTTTAAAGTGTGTCTGTTCTACGGCTTCAAATCTATTAAACTTACCAACACCATCTACATAAAGATTGTATATGTGAGCAGATAACCATCTCTTCTGCGCATCGCCAACAACTTGTACAATATCATTCTGTGGCCTAAAGTGACCGCCAACATAAACGTCAGTTCCTAAGCTAGTTTCTCCATTAGCAGTCAAGTTGCCAGCTATGGTTGTGTTACCAGTTACACTTAAAGTGTTTTCCAGAGATGTCTGTTTTGTAACTTTTAACGTACCAGTTATATCTAAATCATTACTTAATGTAAACTTAGTTAAACTAGCATCATAGGTAAGACTGTCGCTTTTAAAATAAATACCATCGGAAATGTGCATATTTCTAAAACGATAATTTATAGTGCCTATGTCATATGCGTCACTGTCGCTAGGAGATATACCACCGGCTAACTGTAATGCAGATTGCGTATCAACAAAATCACGAATACCAATACCTAAACGTAATGTAGTATTAGAGGGGTCCATGTCACCCATTAAAAATGGAACTAAACCAGTTCCAGCAGGGTTATCGCAAACATAGTCAGAGTCAACAGGGTGTGGGCCAAGGTAAAATCTATGAGTGTCATTCTCTGAAATATAATATCCAGCACCATGACCAATGGCTATATTAAAATTACCATCTTTATTATTAGCTAAAGAGAAAGCTCCTAAACCAATGTTTGCATATCCAGCAATATTATTACCAACGGAGTGATAACCAACAGCAACATTGTCTTCACCGTACATGTTGCAAGTTAAAGCAAATGAACCAACCGCAACATTTCGAGCAGCTTCTATTTGTGACTTAGAAGCAGCGAAACCTACAGCTACATCGTCAGAAGTTCCAAAAGCTGAGATTGCTCTTTTAGAATGAGTCTCTAGACCAAACCTAGTAGACCTAACATCAAGAGTTTCTAAGTTGTTTGCGTGTAGATTTTCTACTACTGTTAGACGACTAACAGAATCTATGATGTTGATTAAGTTTCGTCTAATATCAAGCGGAGATATCTCACCAGTTGTATTATCTGGCATATCTACCTTGATAGTAGAGATGAGTTCCTCTTTTGATAATTTCATACTTATTTAACGCTAATCTCTAGAGATGATGGAATAAATTGAACTATATCGCCTCTGCCAACTGTCTTAGCTGTTTCTAGTGCAGAATAAAATAAAATATTCCCCTCTCCTACTGTCGAACTATCCATGATAGCGATTGCGTTAATTGTTCCCCATCCTCCCTGTCCCGCTTGGGGGAAGGAAATGGTTGTGTTATTTTGAATAAATCCATTACCATCATATTTCTTATAAAGAATTTCTTGAGGATCAGGATTATCAGTTTGTCTTTTTTTCACATCATTAGCTGGTGCATAAAAGCTTACGCCGGGAAAGTCTTCAGCAAAAACAATTGGTCCTTCTGCGGTTCCATTAACTGAGCTTGAATTGAGATACAGTGGATACCAAAATCCAGAATCTGCAACTACTTCTGTGTGGACATAATACGCCGAGGCCGTATCAATTCCAACATCAGACCATTTAGAATTACCCTGACTAGCAGGACTACCTAAACTCACTCTATCATATAAAGTATCTATTGTAGCACCACCCGCATTTGTGTTTGAAGTGACCACTTCGTCCATTGTGGCTCCAGTTAGATCATCCCCCGGTACTGTATTTAATAATGCAATTGATATATTACTAGGTTTACCGTATGGTATATTAGCATCACCAAAAGCAGGATTATTAGGTATGTTGGAATGACCAAGGAAAGAACTTGATCCTCTGAAAATAAACTCCAACAGTTGTTTTTCAAGATAGTCAGAAATTGCAGCCATATTTTTTCTCCTAGAAATCCAATCATCGACAACTAAAGGTATATACACAAAAAAAGCCACCCCCAGAATCCCAAGGGTGGCTTAAATTGTGGCTTAGAACAAAATATTAGAATGAGCCAAGGATCACTCTGCGATTGTCTAAAACGCCAAAACCAAGCTCTGCAAAGCCGTAATAGCCAGCTCTTTGCTGTCTATGGAGAGTTGGGTCTTCAAAGACTGACAACTGCTCCTTCACGGGCATTACGAAGCTATCGTTGGTGGACTGATCAAGACCTACGACTAGCTCAGTGTCGCTGGTCTGGACGGCCCCGGAAAGCTCGCTGGTAAAGAAGGATTGATATTCCTGACCTTCACCAAGTTCATCAAGATCATGAAGATTTACACCGAAGATGCGAGTGATAGGTGCGCCACCTTCAGAAGCTGTGTAAATCTCACGACGAGTAACTTCATCAACTTGATCAAGTCCCCAGTTGCGAACGTCCTCAAGAGCTTCAGGGGATACATAAAGATCGGTCAATCTTCCACGACCAACTGAAGCGCTATTGCCACCAGAGTTACGGCGCATGACCGTCTGCATAAGAGAAACGAGTCTCTTACTGAAAAGGCCAGCCGTAGCATCGCCATCATAAACGAGGATGTTACGATCAACACCAGCTGCGAGCAGCGTGTGCCATCCATCATCATTCATTTTCTTTACGAAGCCAGCTTCCATGACTTGCATGGCGCGACCAACGATGTCCCAACGTGCTTCACGAGCATATCGTAGAAGGTAATCTACAGATGATGCAATGCTATACGTTGGAATCATGACGTAATCGCCTTCAACCGAACGCTCTGGTATTCTACCATGACCGGGATTAGTATAAGCTACATGCTCACCTTCAAGTCCGGGGCTGATAAGATCAAGAGGAAATTCAGTTGTAGAACCGGCTTCGACATTAATAGTCTCGAAAATAGTACCAAGGATGTTGCCGACAAGCACACCCTTACGAAGTGGTAACTCAAGAGCTTTAGCGAATTCACGCTGTGCAGCTTGGGCTACTTGGATATCGCTATCCCCCGATTTTCGGAGGAGACCGATGAATTCATCACTAGGTCTTTCATTAGTAGGCATAATTATTGTTCTCCTTTGTTATGTTGTTTGATTAGGGAAGGTTTACTTCCACCTTGGCGTAACCGTCTTCGTCTTTTGTCGAAACAAAACGACCAACGGTATATGTACCCGAAGTAGCAACGTTTCCGGCAACTACTTCACTAGCGTATGCTGCGTCTCCAGCACTTGGAGTGCCAGTAATAGCATTAGTTACAACATAACCCTTACGAAGAACAGTGACCTTGCCACCCTTTTGTACTTCGTCTTTATGCTGATTGAGGTGAGTACGAGTTAAGTCCTTGTTAACGACATCATTTAAGAGTACGCCAACAGGAACACCTGATGTGTGCTTCTTCACAAGGTTAACACCTTGATCCATAGCAGCCCCAGAACCGGCTGTATCATGTACAACTACGCAACCGCGAGTAGCAGTGCCTTCGTTGTAGAAGAAACTAATGTCCGTCTGGAGTTCATATCTATCTGATTTAAGAGCCATAATTAATATCTCCTTTAATTACTTACTAAGTACGTTGTTTTCAAGCCACTCTGCGACACTCGCTCTGGTAGCTTCTAGTTCGTCGGATTCGTCAGAAGCGTCTACAAGAGTAGCTTCAGTTGTTTCTACTTCTTCAAGAGCTTCTTCAGCAGCTACTTCAGCTTCAGCTTCTTCAGCTTCAGCTTCTACTTCTTCGCTCATTGATTTCTTAGGAACTCCAGCTTCTTCTTTTTCTTCTTCTTTAACGGTTGCTTTCTTTTTGTCATCCATCTTCTTCATTGCTGAGATGATAGCGTCGAAAGTAGAATCGTCAAAATCTGCATAAGATGCAAGGGATTCGTCAGCTTCTTCAGCTTCCAAACCAAGATCGAGGAGAGCAGCCTTGCGAGCCTCTGTCTTTTTCTCGTCTTTCATCTTCTTGAGTTCTTTCATCTTCTCTACAAACTCGTTGTTCTTTGCTTCAAGAGTTTCTTGAAGTTCTGTTAGAGAAGATTCTTTTTCAGCTACAGAAACTTCTAAAGCCTTAATAGCTTCATCTTTTTCTGCAACAGTTTCTTCTAATTTAGCAGCAGCTTCAGCAGCTTCTTTTTCCGAAGCGGTTGAAATCTGTTCACGCAAAGTTGCGTTTTCTTCTTTAGCAGATGCTAACTCACTTTTCATTTCAGCAAGCTGCTTCTCTAAGAGATTAGTATCTGACATGTCATTATCTCCTTCAGGGAAACTAGTTAAAATTGTTGAATTAGAATTTAGAGAGAAAGCCCTGCTAGCATCTAAGATAACACTTCTGGGATTTGCTGGTTTAGATACAAGACCCTTACCAGAAAAAGAAATCTGTCTTAAACATCTACCAATTTGATAGCCTTCGTATTCTCCATTACCACCATAAGCTCTTAGGTGTTTAGTTAAAAAAGCGGAACTTTCATTCCTCTCTAATAACTTTGAACCACCATTATCATCTAACAGTGCGTAATCAAAACCAGCGAACAAACACTCCATTGAAACAAACCATTTGCCTTCTTCGATTTCGGCAATGATCTGACTCATTCTTTCCCGATTCTCAGGTTTTGTCCAACTGTTATATAAAACAGCCTCAGTGATAATATCAAAATCATCTGGCTGAGTATCGTCTGCGATAGCTGCGCCGTTGCGATCAACAACGTAGCTACCAGTAATATGCCCAATGATATTATTTTCATCGTGCATAAGATTAAATTGCTTGTCTTCTGGGGTTGTCCGTGCAGACCACGTAGCTTCTGGATCAAAGACATCATCGTTTTTGTTCCAGCCAGTAGAGACAAGGATTGACTTGATATAATACAAATCAATTTGTTTTGGATTGGCGCTTTCTGCTTTGACTTTTTCCGCAAAGCTAACTGCGTCTGAATGATTATTTACAGACAGAGATGCAGGCATACAATAAGCCAAGCTTGCACTGGACCGTACAAGTTCAGCTACGCCGTCTTGAATTTCTTTAGAATAAATTTGCATTTGCACCTCTCTCCAGAATTATACACGAAAAAATACAAAAAATGAAACCTATGATTTAAGCTCAATGTATATTCCAACGATATGTTTTCTGTATTCTTCAATATTCATTTCGTTGAGATTGATGTTGTACTCTACAATCTTATTCATGAACTCTGAAGAAGCTCTTGTTTTGTTAGATAATAATTGATAGATTATATTATCTGTAATACTATCATTTACACCTATATTGCTAAAAACGTCTAGTTTTAGCTGCTCTAAGCTCTTGAACTCAGCCTTAGTAAGTTGTCTGAGATTTTTCTTACCAGCAGAACTTAAATAACAATTTGTAATGGTGTCTGAGATATGAGACCAAGTTTTTTCAGCATTAACTACGATGGTGGCAAGTCCGGGTTTTGACTTGGGTTTTTCCACTCTCTTCTTTCTAGGCTTTTCATCTTGCTTGAATAAGGGTCTGCCCTCCTGTAAAACCGTTGGGGTATCTTTTGTATTAGGAGGTGGACCAAGTTCTTGATCTGGTTCTTGCTCTGGTTCTTCTTTGACATCTGGAGCAGAAGGAGCATGGAATGGACCAGCTTTTTCTGGACCAACAGTGTCTCTCTTATTAAGCTCTCTTTTTAGTCTAATGTTTTCAACCTGTGGAATTTCTTTGAATCTCTCTAATAAAGTTTCGTGACTAATAATATCTCTATCAGCAAGTTGAATAAGAAGGTTCTTCTCAGCAGCCTCGTCTGACAAGGAAGTTCTATCAAACTGGACATGAGCCTTGTATCGGAAACCCATAGACTTTCTAATAATCTCAAGTTCTTTTTCCCAGAACCTAGTCAATTGATCACGACCGTATTGTAATCTTTCTACTAAAGTTTTTAGAGATATAAAATTATTGGTAAATCCACCACCATTACCAGCCATGCCAGTAAGAGTCGGAGGTACACCCAATCCAGCATAAATACTGTTAAGAACAGCGGTATATTTTTCTGAACCTAAGAATTTATAAACTTCACTACTAGATTCTTGAAAGCTTAACTCTGGACCCCAGACTAATTCCATTGTGCCGCCGCCAACGTTACTAGCTAGAATATCTCTAAGTTTATTAATAGCTGCTTTATTAGGTAGTATCTTATGATCTAAATTACCAAGGGTCCATAATCTAATATTAGATATAGCTCCATCTAGTGCAGACATGTCAGCTAGTCTCATCTTTTCTAGCATAACAATATCATCTAGAATAGCGTAAATCATAGGGTGCGCCCACTGTCTCCAATCATCCTTCTTATAATAGAACATAGAAAGTCTATCAGGATCGAGAGGAATGTCTTTTTCTCCACGTAACAAGCTTTGCTTGATATTTGGCGGCAATGTGTCTAAGACATGATTTGGGATATCGCCTGTTGTAAACTTATCAAAGAATGAATTACTGCTAACACTATAATTCTTAAGTCCCATAAATAAAGATAAATTGCCATCCTTATTTTTAACTGTAAGTGGATTGAAGAAGTTATATCTCCAAGGTATTTCGTTTTTCTTGAGATCAGGAACCTCTACCCTAATGTCGCTAGACATGGCCTTCATGTAGCTACTAAGCTGCGGAGTTACTTTAGCATAGCTTCTGTATAATATAACATTGCCAGTTTTATATAAGTTATTAAGAAATCTTTCAGAACGTTCTTTTCCGTGTACGCTTCTAAACCATTGTTGATAAAATTTTTCTACAGACTTATCCCTATGTACAATCTGAATACCTTGACTACCAAAATCCCCCATTAAATCAATGATATTACGTATAATGCCAACCTTGTCGTAAGCATCCATACACATCTTGATAATTCTGCGATGTTGATTTGGAACTGCTTCGTCTGGACGAAACGCATAATAATCTTGTGATGTAAATCCGGGCCTGACTGATCTGTTTGGCTCGATGTCAATAAAATGTCTGTAATGACTACCTTGAGATTTTGATAAACCAGTATAAGCATCTATATTATCAGCAGCCTTGGTAAAAGCATTGGCTTTACCAGCAACATCGCCCTCTGACCATGTAAACATTTCTTCATTGCTCATTGAAAAACCTCAATTGGATTGGTAATTGGATTGTACACCTATCAATACACATCTTTCATATTTTCAGAAAACCAGCTTGGACCTGTATATAACTTATCTGTGCTTTTAGGCTTATGACCACCAGTAGCAAAGCCTCCATAAAAGTTGTAAGCTGCTTGTTCTGGAGTACGCTGTATCACTCTAGCTGCCATGTTTGCCATTAGTAATGCAGAATATCTGTCTTTTCTAATTTTACTTTTTCTACCTGTACCTATGACAACCTGCGGAGTATCCCAGCGATCTCTACCAGCAGTTGTCTGAGTCATCTGTATCATTGCTAATTCATCTTTCAATTCTTCTATATCTAACACGCATTCTTCTAAGGTGTCAAACATCCTTCCCTTTTCTGTATCTTGATGTTCTGAGATAGTTAGACTCAATGAATCAAAGTCAGGGAATAATAATGTCTTATCTTCAAAGTCTTTTCTAAGTCCATGATTAGCTTCAGCAAGCCAATCATACTTTGCGAATTGGCACATCTCTAATATATGCAGTCCTTGTTCGTCATCTGTATCCTTAGCTTTGTTATCATCTATAGTAGGCCATATAGCTACTTCTCCCTCTTTAATTTTATCTTTGTCATGCATAGACTCCATAACGGCTACGCCGCCACCTTGAGCATCCATAGCAATATGAAGGCATGGGAACAATAACATGAGGTCTCTAATTTTTCGAGCGCAGTAAGCATAGAAGTCTGTCTCTGAGACATAACCTCTCTTAACCTTTTCTTTATGTTCTGATCTAGTTGTAGTCCAACAATGAACAATACGCCTGCTTGATGGATACACCTCTAGTACAACAATGCTAAAATTATCTACTTCAGAAGCAGGGTCAACGCCAATTATATATTTACGATCTTTATCACCCATCAACGCTGCTTCAAAGTGTATAAGTTCGCCGTTTGTATCTTTAATTTTATTTTTTTCGTTAGCAACGCAAGACTCAATTAAAGATCTTTTGAAAAAACCTTGGCTATCCCTAGTAAAACAAGCACCATATTCCATTTGGTATATGCCAGCATGTACCGTGGCTTTAGATCTAGCTACTTGGTCTGCATCCATAAAACCTTTAGGTAATAATTCATAAGGCATACGTACAATAGAATATTGAGTCCAATCGAAACTTTCTGGAGGATCTTCTCCAAAAATTTCTCTAAGTTTATTATATTGACCTCTACTTTGTATGATGGACTTCCATTTTTTCCAGTATGTAGCAAAGTGGTTAAAATCATAGTAAGCAGTACCAGACAATACAATTTGATTATCTTTTTGGACTTCTCTTTGTTCTTCTTCTAGTACTACTCCTAATTCATCTGCTTTTTTCTGAGCAGCCACCCTCTTCACATTTTCTACTGGGTCAGCACTAACAGCTGCAAAACCAGCTACAACATTTTCAAATATCTCTCTAGGTATAGATGCAAATTCGTCAGCAATAATATCGTTAGCTCTTTGGCCTCTAATTTTTTGACCATCACCAAGAGGTAGACATGTTACAGTGCTGTCGTTTAGTCTTAACGTACACCTATCTGTATCTCTACGTGGACCACTATCTCCATCGCAAATATCTCTAAGCATAGGTGAATTACGCCATATTGTTTCCATGTACTCAAAAAGCACCTTAGACTGCCTGAATGCAGCACCTACTACAACAACCTTCCTCTTGGGTAATATTAACGCTCTAAGGACACAGTATAGAGATAGCATAAATGATTTACCAAAACCTCGACTAGCAATAAGCATTGGAAACTTCCTTGTCCATATCTCTCTAAGAAACAGAGCCTGAGATGGAAGTAATTGTACATTCAATATTTCTTTACATATAAATGATAAATACTCTGGTCTTGTCATAAGCCAAGCCAGCTTTATATTGAAGTCATCATCTGCTACGCTAAGTATCGACATGGGGTTAAACAAATCAGTTTCTACTGTGTCTAGTCCAAGCCAAGCTTCGTCGATTTTTTTTAATTTATTTTTTGCCAATCTTCTAGCACCCTGTCTGCAAAACCGTAATGAACGGCTTCTTGTGAATTAATGTACCAATCGCCTGATTTTAATTTTCTTGTTAAGTATGTTTTAACTTTTTCTATGTCTGGATTCTTACCATACTTTTCTTGGAAGTACGGTCCTTGACTGCAACTCTTTGCATAAATATCAATCATAACATCACAAATATGTTTTTCATATTTAGCTAAATTCTGAACAGTTAGGTATTCGCCAATAGCTGCACTAGATCCATAATGAGACATAAAATAAGTATTGGGTGTAATCAATCTTAAATCCGCAGCTTGAAATATTATACTACTCATAGACTCCGCTTGACCATAAGCAATAATAGTAACAAAAGATCTAGACATTGATATAGCGTCATAAATAGCCATACCATCTGACCATTCTCCCCCAACGCTTTGCATATGTATAGTAATAGGTTTATCTGATTTAATATCTAATGCTCTCATGTTTTTTAAGAACGTATTAGACATCTTATACTCTACGCCGGGATTGTCTTCATCATTAGCTCCATAATGATTATGCAGAAATATTTCTCTAGTATCTATGTTAGCGCAATAATTATGAAGATCGTAAAGTAGATCTTTATCGTAATTATTCATTTCTTTCTCCCTATAGTATACATTTCGTTAATCCTTTTAAATATACTACTAACCGCTAAGAATGCTGTATGTTTGTCTCCACAGAAAAGTATATGAACATTATTGTATAGTTCAAACTCAATTAAACATTTTAACATATATCTTCCTGTTATTTTTACAGAAGCCTTGTTTTTAATTGGTATCCTCGTCTCTTTAGGAAACTTTAATAATTCTGACAGGGAAAACTCTAGCACCATGTACTTATGAGGAAAACTTTCCATTCTTTCTATCTCTTTAAGAAATGTAGTTTTTTTAGAGCCTAAGTTCTGAGCAAGTTCTTCAACACAGCCTTTTCTTTCTATGCACACCTTGTCCTCTAGTCCTTGTATAGAATAGTCTCCAGTATCTAGCTTGTGTTCAATCATTCCGGAACATGTGTTAAACTTGCTAAAAAAATAGCCATCTTGCTCTCTAGTATCCTTTATTACTGTAAAGTCAGGAGCTTGTTTATATTTACTCATTTAATTATTTCTCTAAATAAAACTTCGTAGTGGGATTCTTGACCTGTAATTGATTTATGACAGTATCTGCATAATGTTATTCCATTTGATATTTCATACCTAAGAGCAGAAGCCCCGGACCATTTTGATATATGATGAACTTGTAAATTTTTTTTATTTTTACATCCCGGCATTTGGCATTTAAACTTGTCTCGTTTAAGAACCCTTATTCTGAAGTCTTTATATATAGGGTCGTCGTAGTTTCTCACAGTGCTTCTATTCTCTCTATTCTAAGAAATGTTCTAATCTTACGGCATAGTATTCTAGACTTCATTGATGTTTCTGTTTCTAATATTTCTTGCATTATTCTTTTCATAACAACATAACAAGCGTCGTCTGGATTATCGGCTTCTACGAATTTTAACATAAAAGGCTGGTTATAATCCTTTAAGTCTAACTCTTTAATTTGTATATATAGATCTGCTAAATCTATGGATATTTTATAATTTCGCATCGACCATAAGTTTTACTAACCCCTCGAAGTCACATTTAGGTTTCCATCCCAACACTTCTTTTGCTTTAGAGCAATCTCCTCTAAGATATTCTACTTCGCACGGTCTATAAAATTCTGGATCAATCACGACATAATCTTCCCAATTGTTAATATCTATATAAGAAAAGGCGCAATCTAGAAAATCTCGTATCGTGTGAGTCTTTCCAGTACAAATTACATAATCGTCTGGAATATCCTGCTGTGTCATCGACCACATAGCTTCGACATAATCTCCTGCGAAGCCCCAATCTCTGTAAGCATCTAGATTTCCCAATCTTAATTTAGGGAATTTATCGGATTTAAATTGTTTTACGAATTCAGTAATCCAATGCACTATTTTCTGTGTGACAAAATTCTCACCCCTTCTCGGTCCTTCATGATTAAAAAGAATGCCAGCACTAGCATGTAAGTCGTAAGCATCCCGATATATACGAACAGCGTGATGGGCAGCAGTTTTAGCGATAGCGTATGGTGAGTTGGGCATGAGTTTAGTTTGTTCATTTTGATATTTAACTCCATTTTTATCTATATCATAATTACTACCAAACATTTCAGATGAAGACGCTTGGTAAAATTTTACATCTCGCATTTCTAAGTCTACTAGACACTGTAAGAGATTTAAGCATCCTTTGCCAGTAATATCCCAAGTCAGTGCGGGTTGTTTAAAAGAAGTTCCTACATGCGACTGTGCCGCTAGATTATAGATTTCATCTACATTATCGTTATTTTTAAATATATTGTACACACTACTGACATCTGTTATATCCCCTTCGATCAATTTAAAATTATTATTATAGGATAGATGCTTAACTCTCTCTGTTGTATCGACACTGCATCTCCTCGCTACTCCGATAACTTCATAATTCTTTTCAAGGAGTAAGTCCGCTAGATGGCTTCCATCCTGTCCCGTAATGCCTGTAATTATTGCTTTCTTCATTTTTTATCCTTTACCATATTAACAAGAAACCAAGCCACTGATAATTCTAAACTAATTGCAATAGCCCAACATGGTAAAATTACAAACAGTGATTCTGGGTTCATTGTTAATCCTTTACTGTGTCTGGTGTTAAAAAGGGTTGGTCTACGGTTCCATCCTCATATTTATGAAAATTAGCCAATCTCTCTTCTTCCTTCTTCATCGCCACCCTCATCTTCTCCATCTCCATTCCATAAGCCTTCATCCTCTCGGGGTCTTGCATCATTGCCGCAACCCAACTGGTAAAGCTCTGCTTACTCTCTTCAAGCCGTTTAATACGCTGCTCACGGGTTCCTTTCATTTCTTTGAGCATCGACCCCTTCTTGGCCTGCAATTCCCTGTAATCACGATTTAAGCTTTCCTGTGATGCCCTAAGCGAAGCCATCTGTCTTTCTAAGTTAATAATATAATCATAGTCTTGTTGATCCTTGTCTCTACTTCTTTCATCTCGTACCATCTGATCGTATATATTGATTTGTTCAATGTTTTCTTTGTTGCCTTTTAAGCATCTATTCATTAAAATTTCAAGTTTAATTACATCTACTACTTGTAGTTCTTCAGTTGGGAATACATCATCTTTAAACTGGGATATAATCCTAGCCCAGTGATATTTAAATAATGTTAATTCATCCTCAGTAAACTGTTGTCTAAGCTCTGTGAAGTAGGGGCGTTGTCCTAGTTCATACCCGGCAGCTTCAGAGGGAGTTAATCCTAGATGTAGGTTTTCTTTTACGTACTTTTCAATAGCTGATACAGAACGGTCTAGTTTTTGAGCTATATCTTCCACTGTGGTAGAATGGGCGATTCTATCTATGATGCGTTGTTCGTCTTTTGATAATCTACCCGTTTTCATGATTAACTATCTCTTTTAGTCTTTCTATAAGTTGATCTCTACGTATTTTAGGTATAGTAATACCATTAATAAATTTAAGGTAGTCTGCACGGTATTCGGAGTCTAGTTGTTCATCTACAATTCGTGAAAGTTCTTTTTGGTAGATTTTATCTATTATATGTTCTTCAGATACTAGACATATATTGGACTCATGAGTAATAGAAGCAGGTGACGTAATCTTTTTTTTGTCTACGTCCTTGGCGTTGCCAAAATTATCTCTAACAAAGTTTTTAAGACGGTTGGATAAATTAACGGACAAGAAGTTTTCTAAGGGGCGTTTTTCGTCATATCTATCTAGGGCTTCTACACATATAATAAAAGATTCTTGTTTTATATCATCTACGTCGTAACAGTGAAAAGTATATTTTGGGGCGATCCTATTAATGACAAGCTCTATCTTCTCTAGAGTCTCTTCAGGTGTCATATTTTTAGGTATCTTCATATAATAGCACTTTCCAATCCTTTCCATTATATAACTTAAGCTTTCCATCCTTGGAATCTATAATGAGTGCGCCTTTAGCTGGTTTTTTAGGTGCAGCCTTCGTAGGTACAACTACCGCTTTGTTGGGCTGTTTAAGAAGATCTTGTATTTTAATAGCTTGAATATCTTTATCTCTACGACCTAACACGGTATCTTGTTCCAGTAATAATGAAGTGGGGCCGTTTGATCCAGAGAATGGGACGCTATTTTCATTTAAGAATAATTGTAAAGCATTAGAGATGGGATAGTGGGATACTTGGTAGTATTCATATTCTCCATTAAGCACCCCTCTATAGAAAGCTGGTTGAGGGGTTATGTCGTCAGTTGCAGTTTGGTTGTACATGCAATACTTTCTTTCAATAACCCATCTATCTTCTTTCTTGAATAGCTCTCCCACGCCAACTTCGACAAGCAAAGTCTTAGATCCATCTAAGTGCATTAGTTGATAATAGAAACAACAAGGATCACTGAAGTAAGTGTGAAACGTGTTATTATCATCTAGTTTCAAATTTTGAGAATTATAACGTAAATAACTTTCATTAGCTTTTTCAAAACCCTCTAGTATTAAATCTGGGGTTTCTGGATCAATTAAACAATTTTCAAGTACCTGTGCCTGTGTCGTCTTCAGGGGTTTTGTTTTCATCTTCTTCCTCTTTTAATAGTTCCGCGAGAGATTTGTCTTCGCACTCAAGATCTTTAATTATTTCTTCCTGTAGCTGTAAAGCAGCCTTGGCTCTAAGCTGGCATTCTAATTCATATGCCTCATTTGGATTGTTGTTCATGGTGTTTCTCCTACAGTAGTTATACACTTTTAAGAGTCTTTTTGCAACATTTAGGCGCTATCAAAGAGGATTGGGTAATACTTATGTTTGTAGATTTCTAATTGTGTCTGAACCACCCAGCAATTTTCGTGCCAAACTCACATAAAGTTATTTGAAGATAAAACTACCTACCTTATGTATATAACCTATATTATAACTAGGGTTGCCGGATCGTTCGTAAGTCTATACTGGCAAAGGACTTACAGCCGATAATAAAAATAATAAAAAAATATCTAATAATAGTTAATTTAGTACTTGACAAATGCCGATACTATGTATATACTTAGGATATAAGAAACAAACAATACTTAGAAAGAATTTAAAATGTTAAACTTAATTATTACTTCCGATTGCTGTGGTTCCGATGTTGTTCTTGAAGATATTTGCACTGCTTGCGGAGAGCATTGCGAAGTTATTAAAGAAGAAATTACCGCTTGACAGATTAAAGTTTATAGTGTAGAATGTCGATATACTAATAAGGAGAAAAGTTATGAGAGAATCAGATCAAGAATTACTATTGATTGTTGTTGTGTTGTGTGTTATAGTTGTATCAGTGTTCAGTAGTTACACCCCTTGCACTCTTTAAGGAAAATACAATGCCTTACAATTTTGAATACTTCCAAGAATTAGAATCATACGAAGCCCAAGAAGAATACAATATTTGGCTTGACGAACAGGATGATATTATGGTAAGATTGCATGAATCAGAGATGTCCCCAGAGGTAGTAGAATAATGAATGAATACATGGTAACAAGTTTGTATGATGTGCTTGACAGATTCGATACACCTAAGTTACAGGTCTATCTTCTATGTTGTCAAGAAGAAAAAGAGTTTGACGGTGTACGTGTAGCGGCTAACATATTACGAGTACGATTTATCAACGGAGAATAAGATGAGCATATTTAATAATCCAGAATTTGATAGTATTCTAGCTGGTATAGTGTATGATAGCCGTGTACAATCGCCTGATGGTGATGTATTAGAGCAGTGCGACGATGGACAGCCAACGCACTACGAAGAATGTCAAGACTTGTATGGTGGTGATGATTACATAGAACAATGGGAGGATGATTCATGGGAATAATTGATTTAGATTTTATGTCTATCATAGTAGGATACGTGGTAGGCGTTGCGTTGATGTGGTCAATAAGTGAAACGTTGTATGGAGACAACAATGAAACAAGAGCAGAAAAGGAATCTGAAAATATTCGCCCTCGCTATGATCGCAGGTATCATATGCTGTACGGTGATTCACCTGAATGAATGTACAGTAGTGCAGCCATGCTTTGATCTGCCCAAGGAATAGCATGAGCCGTAAGTCGTTACCCAGTAAGGGTTTACGGCTTGCGGGGCAGCCGGGTCGGCTGTAAGTCTATAGCTGGTAAGGACTTAGCTCTCTTAATAATTATATAGTATTACCTAAAGTAATAGGGTAGGGATGCCGATATATATAGTAGAGAGATTAACTACTAAGGAAAAAAGACATGTTTACAGCTGTTACATTATTGAGTATGTTTGTGGGTTTCGAGGGTTATCTAAATGGTAAACTGTACATAGGTACATATACTCCTACGTGTGAATATGGGTGGGTTATAACAAATGGGGAAATTTATCTCGACACAATTTATGAGAAAAATAATATTTTACCCCTTGACAATTAAAGAATAACTGTATATAATGTCGATATAACAAGTAACACTAATAGAAAGAATTTAAAATGTCAAATAACAACTTTGAAATCGTTTACTCTTCCGATTGCTGTGGCGCTTCGGTTCACTCCGACGCAGACATCTGCCCTTCATGCTACGAACATTGTGAGGTTATCGAAGATCGCACAGACTTTGATTGTTCAGAAGCTGTACATTTTGAATCTAGCCTTGACTTTCACGGGGCTGGCTGATAAACTTTATAAATAAGGAGAAATTAAAATGAGTAATAATAACTGTGTTGTATATCCTAGAAAAAACGTATGGGTTGTAATTGACATGCAAGGAAATAAGATTGGCGAAGTTGGGGCCATGACAGAAATTGAGGCTAGGCAAAAGGTAGCCGATCATGTTATAATCCCTTTCACACTATCACACATTGAGGAGTAAAAGATGTCAAACGCACTATGTTTTGAAATGGAAGTAGGAAACAATTTTGATCCAGCAGAATTTGTTCCTTTTACTATAACAAATAAAAACCCTAATCATTGGAGGATAGCACGACAGCAAACGTGGCGATCTAAAATGAATGGAAAACAAAAAGTGAAAGCTGTATTAGCCGTTTTGGATGATGCTATACAACAGGGAAAAAATTCAGTTACATTGAAAGACATAGCTGTTTTCTTAGGCTTCAGAATTGCCCACACTAGATGGTTTCGATGTCAAATAGAAAAAGAAAATGTTACAATATATCCTGATTCTGTATACCATACACCGGGGGCGCCAGTAGAAGCATATTTTGATGTTAAAGAATGGAAAAGTTTTTTAATAAATAATTATAGTTGACAAGCTAAAATGTCGATATATAATGTAGGCATAAGGAGTAAACATGAAAACTAAAGTAAATCCACTGAAATTAATTGAAACACGATTTGAACTAGAAAATATGAATAGGGGTCGATATGTTAAGCGTTATTTTTTCTCTAATGGTCTTGGTGCTTCTGTCGCATGTCACAGTGGTACTTATGGCGGTGATGCTGGATGCTTTGAGGTCGGTATTCTCAAATACCCTCTAGGAACAACTCCAGAAAATACTTGTGAACTTATTTATGACACACAAATTAATCATGACTTAGGTTGTGTGGATGTTCACGGATGGCTTGACTTTTTCGAGGTTGCTGATATACTACAGAGAATAAGAAACTATAACACAGGAGAATATTGCTATGAATAAAAATGAATACAATGGTTGGTATAACTATGAAACTTGGTTAGTTAATCTGTGGATGGACAATGACCAAGGGTCACAGGAGATGTGGCGCGAACATGCCAGAGATTCCATCGACGCAGACGAGGGGACTAATTGGTTTTATTTTGAGGAAAGACTAAAAGAATACCTTGACATGCTCATAGAAGATATGGATAATGGCATAGCGTCTGGATTGGCTCATGATCTTATTGGTGCTGCTATTTCAGAAGTAAACACTAGAGAAATATCAATGTCGTGGATTGAAAACGAATTAGAAAACGCAGAGGTAGAATAATGAACGGATACGA